TCTCCTTCGCCAAATATCTCCTCCAACATCGGCTTATCCCAAGACCATCGCTCTCCTCTTGCACACGATACTTGAAATCTTGACGTTGTTTTCGACTGCTCGCCCTCTACCTCTGGAAATGCCAAAGCAATCTCGTTCTGGAGTTGTTGTATCCTATCAAGTTTGTTTGGTAAATCTAACTCTAACGTGTAGAGTTCATGGCATAGAAGGTCTAAGTGTTCTGATGGGGTTTCATCAGAGGCTTTGGTTGTACTGCCAAAGCTATCCCAACTGTCTGACGACATATGCTTCTCCTTTTTTGTTTTGCATCAGCGATTATCGAATGATGCTTTACATAAACCAGAATGTAATATATAAGTTACACAAATGCAAGCATTAAAGGAGAAAAAAATGTATAAAATAAATTTTTCTAGGCTTATCAATGACTTCGGAGGAGCATCGACAGTGGCTAGGAAGATAAAAAAAGCTAGAACAATACCTTATCAATGGGTAAAGAAAGGCAAATGTTCAACACAAGTTCTGGAGGAACTAAAAAATATAAACCCAACATGCAGTATAGACGATTACTTTGAGGAGGATAATAATGGGAAAGGAAAACGTAAAGCTTAAACACGCTTTAGAATACTTAGAAAGAGGTTGGTCTGTTATACCAATAAAACCTCAAGGCAAACGACCTGCTATCAAGTGGCTTGAATATCAAAATCGTTTACCAACAGAAGACGAGGTTACTAATTGGTGGACTCAATGGGAAGACTATGACATCGCACTTGTAACTGGCGAAATCAGTGGCGTTGTTGTTGTCGATTGTGATAATGACAACGCTTACAATGCTTCTCAAGAAGCTAACATGAAGACACCAATCAAGGTGAAGACCAAACGTGGCATTCACTTATACTTTGAACACCCAAAAGACGGCATACGCAGAGGTCCGAGAGCAGGTGTAAACAGCAGAGGTTCAGACTGGCCCATGATTAATGGCTTAGACTTTAGGGGAGACGGAAGTTATGCGTTGTTACCACCTTCTAAGAACTATACGTGGGACTATCCAGTAGACGTATTCGATTATGATGAGATGTTTGTCTGGAAAGATTGGAAGCCGTCTTTAAAAGAACGTATTAACGATGGTGACTTTCATTTTTCAAAGCTAGACTTGAGTTCTGTCAAACCATTTGACCCTAATGAGATGCTTTCTGAATGGGATAGAACGGCTAAGTATGTAAAAGAAACCTATCCAACTTCAATGAAGATACCATCTGGCATGAGTAATGGTAGGAATGAACGTGTTATGCGTTACATATCTGAGTGTATACTGAATGGATACTTTGGCTCTGAGTTAAGAGTCCGTGGTCTTGCGTTTATGAATGAGTTCTTTTTTGAATCTTTAGATGAGCGAGAGTTTGAAGCAACTGTCTGTTCTATGGAGCAGTCGGAGAAACGTAACCACCCAGAAAGATTCGATGAAGATGGAAACTTTATTGGGCAACCAGTTACTGAGGAGTTCAAAGACCGACCCAGAAAACTTATCCAGATGAAAGATGCAGACCAACTTATGGAGGAGAGTGCAGGCAAGACGTACTTGATTGAACCTTGGCTTCCTAAGAATACAATCGTGCAAGTGTATGGTTACAGTGGACATGGTAAGTCTATGTTTGTTCAACATTGTATATCTGCGTTGTGTAGTGGTAGAAAATACTTTGGTTGTTTCGAATTAGGTAAGCCTGCGAGAGCGTTGTACTTGGATTTTGAAATGGGTATGTCAACAATAGCTAGACGTCTGATTGAAATGAGACAGATGCATGGAGATACGCAGGACAGATTAAATATCTGGACACCATTTGTAGACAAGAAAGAAATAGACCTAAAGAAAAGAGAGGGACTCGAAGAACTGCAAGCGTGGATAACATTCTCAGACCCAGACGTAATCATAATAGACACAATCAGGTCAGCTTATCCTGGCTTAATGGAGAACTCGGCAGACGAATGGAGCAGGGTTAACCAGTTAGCAGTTAAACTCAGGAACTCAGGACTTGCCGTCATTATGATACACCATTCTAACAAGCCGTCTGAAGGTGGTCTGGGTAGAGAAGCAGGCTCGACTAACCAGTTGACTGTACTGGAGACACAGATAAAAGTGACTCAGGTATACAAAGACGAAGACACAGCAAAGCAAAATGCGGCTATCTGGGACGGAAGTTATCAGCGACCAGTGTTTCCTTTACTGGAGAGCAAGCTACCGAAAGACTATAGATTATATATGGTCATGGAGATTAAGTATGGGAAGGTCAGAGAGTGGACAGACATGCATGACAGAGTGCAATGGGTGGGGTTCGGTGGACACAACACGAAAGATGAGCGATGCGTTGTCGCAAGTCAGTCAACAAAACAGAGAGCGAAAGCTATGGCACTTGAAGGCAGTGACCCTACACACATTTCGGAGACACTTCAAAGACCCTTACGTCTCATCAATGAGTGGCTAGAACTTTAGTTTCTTTCCGTCTATGTACACGGCAACAAGTTTTGCGTCAGGAAAATGAACTCTAACTTTGTCCATTAATTCAGCAATGTCTGGGTGTTTCTTACGATTTTCTTCGGCTTGTTGTTGTGTCATTTATTTGTTACAACTACTTAAACTTCGTCTTATTGTTCCTTGTTTCCGTGGTTGGCTACGCCAAACCACGTAAGAACAAACGTAGTTGTAACATATTTTTTTTGATTTGGCAATACCCCTATGTTATTTAATTTATATGCCAAGAAGAGTATATGTAGATGAAGAAAATATATCATGGCTTAAAGCTAACCATAGCAGGTTAAGCCACAAAGAGCTTGCTTCCAGATTTAATTGTTGCGTAGACACAATAAAACGGATACTTGTAAGACATAACTTACAAGACTTTGACGGAGCTAAGTACCAAGTCAAGAGAGTCAGTGATGAAAAGACATGGACTCGACCATGCATGGACTGTGGAGACACACATGCTAGACCAAAGAACTGGTACTACTGCGTTAATTGTAGACGTGAAAGGGGATACGAAGAACTATGAGTAAACAGAAAAGAAAAGGTGACACTTTCGAAAGAGAACTGGCAACGTACTTTAACGAGACAGCAGACATGAACACAGCATATCGTGCGCCACTGTCTGGTGGAGGCAAGGTCAGTTCACATGGTGGAGCAGACTTAATCGGAGTGCCAGACCTATTTGTCGAAGCCAAGCGTGTAGAGCGTCTGAATTTTATGGACGCAATCAGACAGGCAGAAAGAAATTCACAGGAAACTAACAGCCCAGAGACGCCCATCGTTATTAACAGACGAAACAGAATGACAACTGAAGAGAGCATTTGTTTCCTGCGACTAAAAGATTTTATGAAATATTACAACGCTTACCTACAACTAACTGGTAGACAGAAAAGCAAAAATTCGGTAGCATAAACGCATAACTAAGGAGAAGTGTATGGCGTACTCAACTAACAAAGGACTCGTCTTCGGTGCAAGTAAGATGAATGGCACAAAGAAAAATGCTTTTCAAGGTTTGCAATTTCGTAATCGTTCACAATTACCATCACAGTTTGGCTCAAGTCTTAACAAACAAAAAGTCAACGTCTTCGGTGGCAGACTAAGAAAGCAGGTGTAACATGCCAGGACCTATGAAGAAGGGTAAAAAGAAAAAGAAGAAGATAGTCTACAAGTAAGACGACTGTCTACCACAATTAGTATACACTCTCCTTTGAAGGAGAGTGTATCATCGAACCAATTAGTATAGCATTAGCCGCGTATTCGGCAATCAAGGCAGGCGTCTCGGCAGGACGTGAGATGCAAGACCTTGGCAAAGACATCGGAAAACTATTCGATGCCATTGACATTCTGCGTAACGACCACAACAAAAAAAAGAGTAGTCCATTTGCAGGCTCAGAGAATGAAGAGGCGATGGACACGTTCATCAACAAGAAAAAAGCTGAAGACTTGGAGAACGAACTGCGTCAGATAATCATGGAAACTAGGGGGTATGATGCTTGGCAAGAACTGCTCAAGCTACGTGCTGAAATCAGACGTAAAAGGAAAGAAGCCGAACGAGCAAGAATGCTCGCACGGCAGAAGTTGTGGGATAATTTATGGTTGTACGGAGGTGTCTTTATTATCCTTGTTGGTATCTCCGTCATCTTGTTTTTTGTCGGCACTGCTCTCGTTGCCAGTGGCACTATCAATAGTTGGCTCGGCAGAGGCTGACTTGCGTGGTACTAATCTTGCCAACGTCTCGAATGTCCACCCACTGTAGTTGAGTGAGTTCCTCAACAAGTCAAGCACTTGCATGCCACCTTGTATGTTGTCTATGTTGTCGGCAAATAATACCTCCGTACCGATAAGCTTTCCGTCTTTCTCTACGAGGTACAACTTACCTACCTCAATCGTGTTGGGTCTTTTCTCTTCGCCATTGGCTTTTTGTTCTGACATTTAGTCCTCCTTTGGTTTGTTAATCAGATTTACTGTATCATGTAAATGAGATGGTGCAAGATGCGAGTATCTCATTACCATGTCAAGAGAAGTGTGACCAAGTAAGTCAGCAACTGCTCTCAAGCTTGCGCCTTTCTGCACAAGATGTGATGCAAACGTGTGTCTGCAATCATGGGGTTTAAAGTCTTCAATGTCTGCCTTAGCACATGCTTCACTGAAATACTTGTAAAATATATATTTGTTCCAAGGGTTGTAGTCGTCTGACCTAAAAACAAAATCATCGTTACCCTTGAACTCACGGAAACCATAGTCACTAACGTAGTCCACAAAGTTAATCGGAACTTTACGTCTGAGTGTACGTCCACCCTTACGAGAGACGACAACAACGTGGTAAGATTCCAACTCTCTTGCTTGCAGGTTGAATGCCTCGCCAAGTCTGACACCAGTATAAAACAAGAACCTCAGTATCGGTTGCAAACTATAGTGAGACAAAGCAATCAACTTGTCTCGCTCTCTCTCCGTCAGCCATCGTACTCGTGCATCATCAGACGTTGGTTGCTTCAGCCTATACGTTGGCACACTACGACCCATGTCATTGTTATAGTTAATCATCGACTTAATAGACGTCATCTCTCTCGAAACACTATTGTCTTTGTTGCCTCGTCCCTTGAAATAGTCCATCACCTCGGCTTGTTCCAACGAACAGAGTACTCTGTGACCAAACTCATTCTGAAACAGACGTAAGTTAACCAAGTCTGTGCTGCCTGGCATGCTGCTTCGGCTGCCCAGGTACAACTTTATTGCGTCTGCCACTGTCGTCTTCGTACCCATGTCAACTTTCTTACCTGCGTCACGGAATATTTCTCGCATTCTTTCTTTGGCTAACGTCTTCTGTCCAACAGAATACCCAGTTGACTTACGGATACGATGGGTGTAGCCCATCGTATCTTTAACAAATCCATGAGCATACAGATGTCCGTTCCTTTCAACTAACTTCATCTGTCTTCTCCTCTAGTATCTGTAATGCCTTTGTCTTCTGTCTTTTGTAGTATTCCAAAAGACTTTTACAATTCGCATCAAGTTCAAAAGTCTCAATGTAATCTATATGATTTTGAATTTCTTTGAGTGGCATATACTTACCAAACTTCCCTTTGTGTTGCTGTATTTTATTATGCGACACTCTTCTAAGATTTAACTTGTCCATATTATTTACCTCCCATTAGTTTGTATTCCTTGGTAATCGTACCAAGGTTCTTGTTACCTCTACCATGTTCCTTAACTCTTGTGGTAAATCCTTGTCTCTTAACAGAACCATCGTCATTATATAACGTCTTATACACTCTCGTATGTGCATCAACCTCATGATACTTCTTCGGTGTACCAACACCACCTTGACCATTGCCATCAGTTCTGTAAAGATTGACACCCTCATCTTTCGGAAGGTTGACCTTGAGAACTACGTGGTCGTCCGATGGTATAGTCTCGCCACGTATCATAGTTCTTCTTCCCTTCGTCTCTCTAATCTCTTGAGTAATGTGTCGAGGATAGTTCCATATATTCAACAACGACACAAGAAACCTTATGTCTCCCATAGCACCAAGCAATGAACTGAAGTCTGCCTTACTCTTCTGCACCTCATTCCTCACTGGGTCTATGTCATGTCCAAGTCCTGCTTTCCACATGACGTGCTTTCTCAGCAGTTGCCAATCCTTATTGTGTTTCTTCTTGCTATTGTGGAAAGACCATATGTTTCCCCACAATGCTCTATCAACATTCAACGCAGACGGAATCGCTTTGTCTAACGACACATCGTGAGGATACAGTATCTCTTGCATTCTCTTCTTGAGGTCTTCCTCCTTCATGTACTTCTTACCATAAGTCGTCACATCGAATGGCGAATCTCTGTACTCCTTGATAACCTCATCATGGAAAGGCTCGGCAAAGTTCACGACCATTCTCATGTCATGTATATAAACTTTGTTGTTCACATACTTAACTTTGTTGGCATCAATACCACTGTCAAACTCAGCATTGGTAAAGTATATAAAGCTATCAAACGTATAAACGGAGTCGCCCAAATACATTCCATCTACGTCCTCGGTCTTGCGTATCCAATAACCAACAGACGGATTGACAATGGAAGACGTGACATCTCCATTGCTTATACCCCACTTGTCATCAAAGATTTTCTGTTGCCACCACTGCTTTGTTGGCTCGTTCCACTCAACGAAAAGGTTCTCAGATGGTGGCTCTGCATTACGTAAGGCAATCACTGCTTCCTCAGCCGTAAAGTTTGCACCTCTCCTTACAATGTCCTCCATCAAACTAGCATGAACAACTGCCTTCTTCGCCTTCATGAACTCCTTCTGATATTTCCTAATGGCTTTCTTACTCTGCTCATTGGCATCGTATATCTGCAACCCTTTGCTTGGTCGCTTGAAAGCATACGTCACTTGCTCATGCAAGACTAGCTTGTTCATCTTGGACACAATTTTCTGCACAGTTCTCTCGTCTGCACCGACCTTGCCTTCTGAAAAACCTCTCGCTTTGTTGTAGGTTATCTTGCCCATCTGTATATCGTCCATCATTATATCTCTAAACGATGGTGGTTCATGCACCACTGGTGGCTCAATGTCAGACGACTTGAACTTGTGACCAGTGGCTTTGTCTCGTATCATGCTCTCCAAGAAAGGCATCATGTCTGCAAACTTTGGCATATCAAATAAGCCTACCCTCGCAGTAGACTTTTGAAGCTTTGGTGTCGCAGGCTTTACGAGTGTCCTTTTATTATGTGTCTTCTTTGGCATTTGCTCCTCCTATTATACCATAAAAATCTTTTTCAGTGAGTGGCGACAAGTCTTCTGTACTCTCAAGACTTGTAACCATAGCGACAGACTCGTTGTAAGTCCTTGAGTTTTTCATCAAGTCCTTCGCCAACTTCTCTGCGTCTTCATACCTTGGTGTGTATACCAAGACCTTCTCATAAGATGTTATCTCCATCTTTACTATCCAACCTTTACTCATTGCTATCCTCCTTAGCTTGTATGGCGAACCCATGATACATAATTTCGCCAGAGTGTATTATTGTTGATTCATCGTAACATATTACGCAGTTGAAATTCTCTTCTAAGACATCGTTCAAAGCACCAATCGTGCCTTCAAAGGCTAGTCCCTCGTCTACGTCTTGTACTTTAAATCCTATGTTGTCTTTTATAAATGCATGCTTACTCATTTTTTAACTTCCTTTCTGCTGCTGCCTCTACGTCTGCAAACGTATCGTACTCTCCAATCGGATTGAAAAACACGTCTACCTTGTAGCCAGTTTTGCTGTTTTCGATTTGATTTTTGTACTCATGTGTGTAACCAACCACATAAGACTTTCTCTCAGGGTGGTTCGACTTGAACCCAAGCACACATAGTTTCTTCTCACTACATGGCTTGTCTGCATATAACCAATCACCAACGATACGGAACATACCCTTCTTCGTGTAGTCAATCTCTTTGATTTCCTTTATCCAATACGAGTTATACTTTCGTCCCTTACTTGGATACTTGGATATACTACCTTTGATGGGTGTGCCTTTGGACACACCCCCACTCAACTCCTCTTGCGTAACAATGCCATCTTCTTTGGCTCTCTTCGCAACGATGACCATGAACTCTTTCTTTTCGTCAACGTCTAGTATGTTGTACAAGTCGATAAGCTTTTCAATCACACTCATTACTTATCTCCCCTCGGTGGTTCGCCTTTCTCACACATATAGAAGTGAGAGAAATTTCCCTCTTCATTCATGTGAGAACATGAAAGTATCATCGACATTAACATCTCCTTGTTCTTGTCTTTGACACAACTCGCAGAATTGTATATCAAATCCATGCCTTCAAGCACGTCTCCAACATAGCGATACAAAACATCGACCATCTCTTTCATCAATGCCTCGTCTGCGAATGCCATAGGTGGACACAAATGAGGTTGGAAAGCATACTTACCTGCAATCTCACGTAACTTCTCGTCCATCATCACTTTAGAAAATACAGATGGGGTCTTGACAGACGGAAACCTTTTGCGATATTCTTCTCGTGACGTTGAAGTGTAACCATTTGCTCCTTTCTTTGTGTTAGACTTCCTCGATTGTGTGTACTGAAACAGAGAAGGGGTAGGATTAGAAATATTTTTTTCATTTGTTCCTCCCAAAACAGAAGCCTGCTCCTTCTCAACCACACCTAAGTCTTCTAGCTTTTTGTTCGCAATCTTCTGCGTTATGTTAGATTTTTCTTTCTTTAAAGTCATTGTCGACCTCCTTACATATTGTTGAAATTTTATCGTAATTGTCTGACTTGAGCCTCGCTTTGTCTACTCGCTTGCCAACCTCAAACCAAAACCTAAACTGCATACCACGTGAGGGATACAACTTCAGCCAGTGATTATGTATTGTTACTGGTTTCATCATTCCCATTATGCAGACCTCCTATTGATACCAACCTTCGTACCCAATAGCATTTGTGATAGCTCGCCCATCGCACTCTTGGCAAGCTCTTCTACAGTCTCCACTACTACGTGGTTCGTGTAGTATCTCTTCACTGACTCATCACAGATGCCGATACCAACAACGTCTGTGTCTTTGTCAGCCTCAATGTTCTTGACAGTGCGTTCAAGATGTAACCTCAAGGACGTATCATAGTATGTGTCGCATGCAGGACTACCATCAGACAAGACGATTAACACTTTACGTTTCTCGTTCCTATCTTTAAGTCTGTCATATGCATACTGCACACTCTCGCCATCGACATTGTTGCCACCACTACACTGAGCAATCGTAGATATTGCACCCTTAGCCTCAAACAATCGCTCCTTGAAGTGCTTGAATATCCACATGTCAATGTTCTCCCAACGTGTATGCATACGTCTGTCTTCCCATTCTTTACTCCTTGATGGCTTGCCAGGCGTGTCTCCTCTACCACTATTGAACCCAAGTATCTCGTATGCAATACCAGTTCTGTCTACACATTCAGCAATCGCCATCGCACACATCATCGCAGTGTGAACCTTTCGACCACCCATAGAACCACTCAAGTCAACAAGCATGGTCAACGCAGTATCCATCTCACGTCTATCAGCTTTCATCTTGAATACATTTGGCTTGCCGTTGAACGCAGACGGAAACCTACGACTATCCAATCGTCCGTCCTCCTTGCCAAAGTCCCAATCTCTCTGCGACTTGGCGAACAATGCTCTCTCAATGGAACGTCTCATCATGTTCACATCGCCTTGCATCATGTTCAACAACTGGTCGTAATGAGATGCTTGACCTTTCGCAAGTCTCAGATTGCCATACGAATACCGACCATACTTTCTCGCATCGTCAGTTCTGTGATGCCATCTGTCATGTGCAGTACTCTGTGCAGAGTATGAAGTACCTTTCTTCAAGTCACTGTGTTCTGATTGCGTTCTCTTCTTGACGTCATCAACTGCGTTCTTGTACTCAAACTCTTCACATACCTCGTCTTCCTCAAAGTCATTCGTGGAAGATTCGTTGCCACCTTGCTCGTTTGTGAACCTCTCGCTTGGCTTATCGCCCTTGCCTTCGTCCTCGCCATCTCCTTTCTTCTTGCCTTGGCTAACGTCTGAGTCTCCGTCTCCTTTCTTGCCTTTCTCGCCATCTCCTCCAGTGGGTGTGTCCTCTGGTGGTGGTGTCTTCTTGCGTGGTTCGATGTCACGTATCTCTTTCTCAATCTTCTTGGCAAGTGCAATCACGTCCTTTGTATTCTTGCAATCGTCAATCTGCTTAGTCCATCTCTCCACCTTGGCTCTCACGTCTGCGTTTAACAAGTCCATGCACTCCTTGGCAAGGTTATCGCCATAGTCTTTGCGACCTTCCCATGTGATGGCAACTGGTGCAACCCATGTGAGATTGTCCATGTCTTCCTTGTCAAACCCACCAGTGTTTAATGCCTCCATGAAGTTGTCATTGACACAGTGAGACGTGGCAATGAGGTTCTGCTTTGAACCTGCATACTCGTCCATTACTTTCTTCTCCAAGTAAATGTCCTCACATGCGTTCTGCAATGACATCAACAACTTGTTCCCCTTGTTATCCTTGGCGAACTTGTTGAGTTCTCTGAAGTTTGTGTGACGAATGTGACCACTCTCATGGTCAACGTATCCACGCACGATAGATTGGTCATACGTACTTATGTCTTTCTCAAAGTCCATCGCTGGCAGTATGATGTTCTTCCCATCTGTGCAAGCATCTGTACCTTGGAACTCAACTGATACGTCTTCCTTCCTACCGAATACTGATGAGGTCTTGCGAACCTCGTGTTGAAATAAATCCGATTTCATATTGTCCTCCTTATGTAAAGATTCTGTTTACGATACCTTTGAGTACGGCTCTGTCTTGTTGCGTACATCTATCGAGTATCACTGCTTCAAGTGCCTCGTTAGTAGCATCTCTGCTATTGAAGAGGGTAGTAAATGCCACCATAGTGTCTGCAAGTGAAAGCATACCACGTGGTGATATTGGCTGAAGCACTTTCGATGTAGTAAATGCTTCAAGATGTTCCTCAACATACTTGTTGAGTTGGTCACGTTGCTCGTCTTTCAACGCAGGAACTTTGTTCTTAATGAGTTGGTCACGTTGAGCAATGTCAAGGTATGGCACACTGACCCATATGGTAAATCTGTCTATCATCGCCATACTCTGTGGTCTTGCTCCTTGATACATACCGAACTCATCGCCTTGACCTACTGTGTTACCAGTGGCAATCATTCTGAACTGTGGGTGTGGTTGAACGACACGTCCTCCGTCTTCTGTCAGCATCAATCCGTTACCCTCAAATGCTCTCTGCATCACATAAGCAACGTCTGGTCTGATGAAGTCAATTTCGTCAAAGCAACCAATGCATGGTGTGGACATCATCTTTGGCAAGATACCCTCAACGAACTTGGACTCCGTAGCACCACTTGCACCAGTAGTCAGCACGTCTCTGCCAAGTAAGTCCATACGTGTGACCTCACTATCAAAGTTCACTCTCATGAATGGGAAGAGCAATCTCGCACATATCTGCTCAACCAACGTGGTCTTGCCACTACCAGTGTGACCATGAATGTAGATACGTTGATTAGTAACCAACCCATGCAGAACTCTCAGCAAGCTTGATGGTCTGAACACATATCCGTGGTCAATCGCAGGGACGTAAGGGTGTGGACTATCCCATTCCCACACGAGAATGTCGAAGTCGAACATCTTTTTACTCGAAGATGGAATGTCGAATACCTCATGTGCTTTCTTGGTCACTTGTTTGCCACTTGGTATCTCGCCACTCGCTTTGACCTCTGATGGTTTGACAGACGTTACAGACATACGTGATAGTCTGCTCTCCATGTCTTTGAGTTGTGCCTCTATGTCATTCCTCACACGTTCACTCTCGTCAAAGTCTCTCGATAGTTGCTCAATGTTTGCCAACCCAACTGTCTTCAACGTCATGTTCACAAGGTTAAGGCTATCTTTACTCGCCTTCTTTACGATGTCAGACACAGAAGTACGTTTAGATGTCGGCTCAGTTTTTAACCCAATAGGTGAACGCATTTGTGCAAGGTGGTAGACAACGTGAGTTACAATGCCATTGAATGGAACACCTTTCTCTGCGAGTTTCTCTGCTTGTCTCTCCCATTGACCATACTTGTCAGTGAAATCTCTAGCAACCAATGGCTCGTTCTCCATGAGAGCATCTAAGCCGTGCATCTTTGGCTCGAAGTCATTTGTGTCCCATGTATCGCCAAAGTTCTCGAACACCACTTTCATAGCCACTACGATGTCATTCGTCTCGACTTGGTAGTCTGTCAATAAGCACGTCTTTGAGACAATGGCTAACATTGCAGATGCACCGAGTGCATTTGCATCAAAGCAATCAATCTCTTCGGCATCAATGGCAGTCCATGCAAGTGATGACCTGCTTTTTGTCCCTGCTATCCAACGTAATCTTTCTTGGTGCAACTCGTCTGACACTTCTTTACCTCTGCCAAAGTCGTATCCACTGTGTGTCTTCGAGTTTGGAAAGCCATAACGAGTTGGGTCAAGTAGTGCATCAAGCACGTTACTGCAACCATAGTCGTTGAATACGATGTCAAACAACGCAGGAATTGAACAAGCCATGATGACACCACTCACAGTTGGTTTGTAGTCTGGCATTGTTGCGTGAGTACAACGTCTCTTTAGGTCTGCAATATCCACAGAGTTGTTTTTGTGAAACTCTGCAAGTATTGGCGAAGCTAGGCTACGTAAGTGACTTCGCATTTTGCCATAGTCGTATTGGCTGAGGGTGTAAAGTTTGTCCCTCATGTGGTTTACTCTCTTCTCATCAATCATAAAGTCCTCCTTGTGTGTAATGATGATTGTAATCAATGAATGACAGTTTGTCAACCCCCTATTGTGTCGTGATAAATAAATAATGGAAAGTTGACAAAAACTGTCCCTCTATAATAAGTCCTTCGGACTAGGTGTGTGTGTGTCTGTGCGTTAGTTTAACCAATAAGGTTTTCTACTGTGTTTCCATCTCGCAAAGGAGAGTTTGTCTAGCTTGTAGAAGTCTCTGTACGCATTGATAGGATAGTCCTCGTCCGTCTTGATGGACTCATATTGTTGTCCAAAGCATTGAGGGTGCTTTGTAATCTTGCCCTTTGGAATGTGATTCATTCCTCTCATGATTGCATGGAACGGCTTTCTTGCTCCGTGCATTCTTCGGTATCGCACCTTGTATTCTAACAACATGCACCAATACAACATGAAAGCGAACTTGAAGTTTGCTCGTGTCTCCATGCACCATAAAGTGCATGGGTGTTTCTGATGTACTGGCTTGTACAAGTTGTTCTCAAAGGCGAACTCTGCGTTGTGATGCCACAGTGCAGTGCAAAGCATCTGTGCCTCTTCGAGTGGCATCTTCACAATGTGTTGGTCGCATAGAGATTCGGCTATGCTTTGTGGGTTACGTTCGATAAGGAATCGGTTCATGTATTGCTACCTTTCTTCCACTTGTCGAACACACCCTTGATGATGTTGTCGTTGCCTTCGATGGCTTTCTTGATTTCGTCATCGCTCATTTCGATAGGAGTTGAGAACGTGACACCAATCGACTCTTCTGGCACGTCAAACACCTCGTCTGTAATATCAGACGCAAAGTCTGTCTGGTTTGCCGTGATGTCGTTCATCAAGTCTGCGTTAGCATCTGCCTCGCTATCGGCTTCGATTATTGTCGTGTAGGTTGTCGTCTTCGACCATTCAAATGTGTATTTCGGCATTAGTTCCTCCATGTACCAGTTGTTGTCTCGTAGGGAATGAAAGCACACGGCATCGTCTCCCACGTGCCGTTTGCAAAGTACTCTTTCGTGCCACAACCAACCATGAACTCAAGCAATATGAGCATGAAAAGATGTGCTATGAATATGATTGAGATGAATACACCTATGGCTTTTAGTTTTGTGATAAACATGTTGTCGCCTTTCGTTGTTGTCTGCGTTGTTGTCTACGTTCCAAGAGCCTAGCTTGTTTCTCGGCTCGTAGTAAAGCGATAATGTTGCCGTGGTTGTACTCACGTTCTATGAGCCGTTGTAGTCGATGTTGTCGATGTTGTTGTCGCATATTTACCTCCATGCGTCTGTGTGAAAAAAAAAGAAAAAAAAAGCAGAGACGCATTTGCGCCTCTGCTCATGTTGGTTACTTCGCTTTCTTCATGAAAGCTTGAACGATTTCGACCAACTCAGCTTTGCTGAGTGATGCGATTGATTGGTCAACCTTCGGAGAAGCCTTTGGCTTTGCCTTAGCCTTCGGCTTGCCTTCGAGTTGGCTGAGAAACAGTGTCCACTGTTTGCCGTGAAAGGAATCGCCTTTCTTCGAAATCATGTGCTTGCAACGTGCGATGGCTTGTGCCTTCGTCTTCGTGCCTTGTTCGAGTGCATCGACCCATTCCTTGCGACTCTGCACCTTTGGTGCTACGTGTGTTTCTTTTTTCGCCATGAGAACCTCCATTTGGCTGTTTGATTTCGACAACTATAAAGTCCTTCGGAGTGCGTACCTGTCTGTGTGTGTGAGGATTTTAACCCATTGTTTTGATTGACTTTGTGGTCTGCGAAGGTATTGTTTAGGCGTGTGTACGTTAATGTTTTGAAACGTGCAGACACATATACGAGGAAAATCCCCTTTTTTAGGGGATAAAAACGTAACAAATTCAACGCTTTAGCGTTACATGCGTCATATGTGTGTCATGTATGTGTATACAGACGAGCTAGGGGGGGGTATGCCATCGAACGGCTTTTGGAAATTTGGAGAGTCACCTCCCCACCCCCACAACTTATCGGAGTAATTATTGAAAATGTCTGAAAACGTGGTACAAATAACTTGTAAGACATGTGGAAAGAAGTTTAACACTAGGAAATCACATGAATTTCGTAGAAAGTTCTGTTCACATGAGTGTAGAAAACTAGAAAAAGAAGTAAAACAAATGAAAGCAGTAGCAAAGAAGATAGATGAAGTTAAATTAAGTCCTGCTATGTCTGCAAACATACGTGGTGAGATAGCTTCATACGTTAAAGACCAAATAAATCTTGCACATACAGTAGTATTAGGTCATACAGAATGGAATCCTACCCAAGCTAGAGTGTTTGGAATGCTCTTGAACAAGGTAGTGCCAGACTTAAACGCTAATTTTGTACAGCATGAGGTCAACATGAAACAATTAACAGACTTATCTAGGGAAGAACTAGAGCAAATCGCTCAAGGTGTGTCTGAAATAGACGTTCAAGGAGAAACCATTGAAGATAACAAATAAACAAAAGGACGCAAAGCCTTCTAATATAACTTTACAGGACTTAGGCAAGGCAATGTCGCAGATAGACCTAAGCAATGTGCCACCAAACAAGATACAGAACGCAGTATTCGACCAATTCATGAGAGTAATGCAAGACACAGTGCAGTGTGGCAAGACATCATACGAGATAAAGCAAAGCAGAAGGCTTAGAAACAGACTTGGCTAAACTATCTCAGGCAGAAGTCGCCAAGTATCTACTAAAACTAAGGGATTCTCAGGAATCATTCATAGGTTTTGTACGTTTACAGTACCCAGAATGGGAACTTGCAGACTTCCAAGTAGAATTAATCAACACATTAGACAGATTAGAGAAAGGAACTCTAGGAAAGAACAACCTTCTCATTACTATGCCACCACGTCACGCCAAATCTACCTTTGGCACAGTCCTATTCCCTTCATATTACATGGCTAAGAAGCCAAACAGGTTCACAATGTCCTGTTCCTACAACTCACAACTTGCCACAGACTTTGGCAGACAGATACGTGGGGTGGTAGAGCAGAAAAACATGAACCAAGCCTTCAAAGACTTTCACTTATCAAGAGATAGCCGTGCCGCAGACGTGTGGCGTACCGAAAGTGGTGGCGCATACTTCGCTGTGGGTATCGGTGGTACAACATCTGGACGTCCTGCCAACTTATTAATAGTCGATGACCCAATCAAGTCTCGTGAAGAAGCAGAATCCATGACCCAACGCAACAAGACATGGAACTATTACACATCAGCACTGGCTACACGTCTTCAACCAGAAAGCGATGGGACTCCTCCACGCCAGATAATAATTTTAACACGTTGGCATGTGGACGACCTTGCAGGTCGCCTCATGCAGACCGAAGATTGGCAAGAAGGTAGGTGGGAACACGTCAACTTTCCTGCTATCAAAGAAGTAACGTCAGGTAAAATGAGCAGAAGAATGCTATCAGAAGACGACCCCAACTATCTAACTTCAGAACAGTATTCCAAAGTATCTCCTGCCAAAAGAAACATATCCACAACTCAAGAAGAACCATTGTGGAAAGAAAGGTTTCCATTAGACGAACTCAAAAGACGTGAGCGTCTCAACCCACGTGAGTTTGCAAGTCTATACCAACAGATGCCATACGTAGAAGGTGGTAACTTAATCAAAACAGAATGGTGGCAAAAGTTTCCAGAAGGTCTAACCCCAGAAAACTTTACAAGCTTAGTCATTGGCGTAGACACAGCCTTCAAGAAGACAGAGACAGCAGACTACTCAGCAGCAGTAGTGGCAGGCATGGATAGAAACGGAGACATGTACATCATAGAAATAGTCCGTGGCAAGTACGACTTCCCAGAACTCAAGCAACGCCTCATACGCCTCAACAACAAGTGGAGAGGAAAAGGACTCCGTGGCTTATACATAGAAGACAAGGCATCTGGTCAATCAATCATACAGGAACTCAAAAGAGAGAGTGGCATATCAATCATTCCATACAAAGTTGTACACGACAAGGTAGCAAGAGTGAACGCTATCCTCCCTCTCATAGAGGGAGGAAGAGTATACCTTCCACAGACAGCAGATTGGTTAGACTCATTCATAGACGAGACAGTTCAGTTCCCATCTGCCAATCATGACGACCAAGTAGATGCCATGACAATAGCACTAGACACACTATCCAGAACCCATGTTGGCTCAGAAGCATGGGAACTTCAAGGCAGTATGTCATCACTCAATAATGTTTCACGTGAAACATTGGGCAAGTCTCTATTAGACACAGCAACAAAAATTAAATCTAAATGGACAGGTTGGGGATTGCCGTCTAATTAATAGGAAGACAAATTAAAACTAAAAGAGTATACTTTTCACATGGCTGATAAAACTGAACCAAGAAATTATAGAAGTGCTGATTATGTTCCTCCTCATAATGATGGGGTTATAGTTGACCTATCCGAATTTGCAGAACGTATCGTAGCATATGATGACATCTCATCTGACCTAACCGAAGAACAGGAAAGAAAGATTGTAGACTATGTTAAGTCAATGACTGACATGTCCTACAACAAAATCAGAAACAGGTACGACCACTGGAAAGAAGCAGACAGAGCGCATGACGTCTACGTAAAGCCTGGCACAACAGACTTCAGAGAGAAAGCAGTCATTGCAGATACTCGTGCAATAGCAGACACAGTATTAACATACCTCATGGCAGCACTGGGTGGACGTAACCCAATGTTCCAACTTGAAGGTCTAAACAGAAAGTCTCGACAAGCATCACTCATACTTGAACGTGTCTTACACCAACAGATGAGACGTACAGCAGGCGAAGCACGTCTTGCACAGATGCTACTCGACAGCATACGATATGGTTTCGCACCAACCAAAGTCGTATGGAACGCAAAGACAAATCAAAACCAGATGATTAACTTTGACCCACGCAGAGTATTCCCAGACCCACGTGTCAACTTTGGCGATTGGGAAAACATGCAGTTCGTAGTATTTGCAGACTACGTATCGTACAACTCAATACTCTACAGTGGTCTATATCCAAAGCTACGTAAGTTCCCAGAATTACGTAAGAAGATGTCGCCACCAAGAAACGCATGGAACGCACATCACTGGCATAAGGAACAGGGCAGAGGACTTTCAATCGACCCTGCAACAGCCAACCAACGTGAGAGAAAAGACCACGCCTACTTTACACTGGGCGACTCACGTGTACTTGATGAAGCTTGGGTACGTTTATCTGGACATGAAATTGGAATACCAACCATAGACCAAATCTATCTGGTCATAACAATCCTAGACGAGAACGTAGTTATACGTTTCCAACTGAACCCATACGGCAGACAGATGCCTGTAGTTATTGGTGGTCTTTACCAAGACTCCCACAAAACTTATGGGCAGTCTCTCTACGATTTAATTTTACCTATGCACGATATAGCAACCTACTTATTGCGTAGCCGTATCGACAACATATCAGCAGCCCTTAACAATCTTATATTCGTTGACCCTACACAAGTGTCTGTACCAGACCTTGTGGACAGAAATCCTTGGGGTGTCGTTCGAACTCTGCCAGGCTCTAAGCCAGGTGATGGCGTATTCATAGCGCAAGTTCCAGACGTCACACGTGGACACTTCAGCGATATAAGTGCTATGTCAGAACTCAAACAACGTGTATCAGCAGCGTCTGATGCACAACAAGGTATACCGACACCAGACGTTAGAACAGCCACAGAGATACAACGTCTGACCCAACTCGGTTCACAGCGTCTAGGTGTACTAGCACGTATCATGTCAGCAACAACAATGCGTCCTATGGTTCGTATGATGGTTTCTAATATACAAGATGCCCTTGCTCTTTCTGGTTCTGTCAAGCTTGAGAAAGAAAACATGCCGTCACAATTAGAGGGTATGGTAGAAGATGGATACATGGATTTTGATGTATCTAAAGACCTTCAAGGGGACATTGACTATCTAGTAATAGACGGCACTCTTCCCCTTGAACCCACACGCAACGCAGAAACCTGGATGAACATGCTACAGATAATGAACCAGACAGGCTTAACAATGGAATACAATGCAGGACAAATCGCAGAGGAAGCCATACGTGCAATGGGAATAACAGACCTAGACAGGTTCAGAGTAAACCAAGAGCAAATGAATAAACAAGGTCCGACCCCATCACAGCAAATGCAAATCATGGAGAAGATGCGTGGCGCATCTGTCAAGTCTGGCGAGGACGTCAACAGAGAAGTAGAACGTGGAAACCTCGTTCCAATGAGAGGTGGTCAAGGTGGATAGTGACGTTATAAATTTTGTAGAAGAAAAATTTAAAATCTTCAAAGAAGAGATGCAAAAATCTTTTGACATCAATAACGAAATAATCAAGGAGAATAAAAGCCACATAGAACATTCTATATCACAAGGTCATCAAAGAGATATTCAAATTCAAAAAATAGAAGGAAGCATAGTTCAGTATGTAAATGAAACAAGAGAGACTTTAAAAAAAGAAATCAAAGAAGAAATCAAAGAAGAGGTTAATGAAATGTTTCAACAAATTAAAAGCACGATAGATGAATGTGTTGGCAAAATTAATGAGGTTGCATTGGAACAAAGCAAAGTAACCACAGCAGAAAAATATTCACTTACAAAATCAAAACTGATAAGATTGATGAAAGATATGGGATATTATAAATAATGGCTATAACTAGACCTACTGGCGAACAACTTCGATTTCTTTCTGCTAACACAGGCGAACACATTCTCGACACCTACATGGAAGCAGCAGAAATAGGTGGTCGCCAACTCTCTGACCTTCTTGATGACCTATTCGACCCTGCTAACAGTGGTACATTCCGTTCAGAAAATTTTGAGTTTAGATACAATGAAACAACAAGCACCCTACAATTTAGAGCAGGCGTATTCTCAAACTCAAGTGCAAGCTTTGTAGACGTAACAAGTTTCTTTAGCGTAGAAGGAACATTCAGCACATCAACATCTTACAACAACTTTGACCTTGTAACTGTAGCCAATAGTGACGTATACTTAGTACATGGTCTTTCATCACCTTCAACCTTCGGCTCGGAATCTGCATTCATCAGTTCGTCAAGCACGAAGAAAATTGTCGATGTATCAGGAGCGCAAGTCCAAGCCGCAATCTCAAGCGACCACAGAGCAGACGCAGCCAAGTACGCAATCACAGCAGAAGACACCTCGTTCACCTTAACCAGTACTAATGGTAGTACATCAGGTCTTTTCTCAGCACTTCATTATAATGCAAAGGCAAGTGCCAATGCAACAACAGCAACCACTCAGGCAGGTCTGGCAAGTGACCAACGTGCAGACGCAGCCAAATACGCAGTAACTGCACACAACACAACATTCAGTTTAACATCTACGAATGGTGGAACATCTGGTCTTTACTCTTCCCTGCATTACGCAACAGAATCATCTAACTCAGCAGCAACAGCGTCAGGTCACAAAGACACAGCATCAAACTTTGCAACTGCACCAACAGGAACTCTATCATCTGGTTCTGCAAAAGCTTGGGCATTAGGTGGTGGTGCATCTTTTACAATGGCAACAGCCATAGCAGGTTCTAACTTCTCGTCTAAATACTATGCAGACCAATCAAGCCAACATGCATCAACATCTTTAGGTCACGCAAACACATCAAGCACCCATAAGAATACAGCGTCTGACCATAAAGACGATGCAGGCAAATATGCAGTTACAGCACATAATACTACATTCACATTGACATCTACAAATGGTGGCACGTCTGGATTATATTCTGCATTGCATTACGCAACAGAATCAGCCAACAGTGCAACAGACTCAGCAACTGCTAAGACAGGAGCTGAAACTGCAAGAACTGGTGCAGAAACAGCCGAGACTGATGCACAGACAGCTCAAGCTGCCAGTGAGGCAGCTCGTGATGCAAGTGTCGTAGCAAAGACTGCATCTGAAACTGCTCGTGATGCGAGTGTTACAGCTAAGACTGCTAGTGAGACAGCTCGAGATGCTAGTGTTGTGGCAAAAAATTCTAGCGAAACAGCTCGAGATGCAAGTATAGCAGCTAAGAATTTGTCCGAAACTGCTAAAACTAACGCAGAGACTGCTGAAACAAATGCAGAGACAGCCGAAACTAACGCATCTGCCAGTGCAACAGCAGCAGCAAATAGTGCTACAGCCGCATCTAATACAGCCTCTACAATAGGCACTATAGATAGTTTATCTGATGTGACTATTACTTCAGTAGCTGATAATGAAGTAATAGCTTATGATAGTTCGTCATCAAAATTTATTAATCAAACAGCAGCCGAAGCAGGAATAGCAACTACTGCTTATACTGATACTGCTATTAGTAATCTTGTAGATAGTTCACCTGCAGCTCTAAATACACTTAATGAATTAGCATCAGCTCTTGGTGATGATGCAAACTTCTCAACTACAGTTACTAATTCAATCGCTACTAAGATGCCATTAGCAGGTGGCACATTTACTGGTGATGTAACTATAAGCTCTGGAACAAGTGGAGATGCTGTTTTAACAATAGAAGCTGACACTGATAATAATGATGAAAATGACCACCCAGAAATACTTTTTAAACAAGATGGTGGAATACCAGAGGGTGGGATTAAATTAGCAAATAATAAAACAGCCGTGTGGAATAGTGTTAGTACAGGTGGTGGCTTATCATTTAGAACTGGTACTGCTGATACTGGTTATAGCAATGCCACTGAAAGAATGGAAATTTCATCAATAGGAGACATAACATTAAAAGGAGCAAGCCATGATGTTGTTTGGGATACTTCAGAAAATTCTTTAGAGTTTGCTGATAATGCTAAAATTACATTTGGAAATACTCCTGACACTACAATATCAAGAGCAAGTGCTGGAGTAGTCAATATAAATTCAAATGCAATATTAACTTCAGCAACTGGTGCTGCTATATCTCATACTCAAGCCTCTTCAACAATAACTGACTTTGCCTCGGCAGCAAGTGCTGAAGCAATCCCATTTGCAATCGCATTAGGATAATAATATGCCAAATAACTTTAAATTAAAAACTGCTCAAACTACTGCTTCTTTAGTAACCATGTACACAGCCACAAGTGTCACAACAACAGTCATTGGAATGACAATGGCTAACATTAGTGCAAGTTCGGTTACTGCAAGTGTAAAGATTGTAAAAGATGGTGGAACAGATATTTACATTATCAAAGATGCACCCATAGCTGTTGGCAGTTCGCTAGTTGTAGTAGGTGGAAATCAAAAAGTAGTCTTAGAAGCTGACGATGCAATTCAAATTGTTTCAAGTGTAACAGCTACTGTTGAGGTCAGTTTATCTATATTGGAGATGAGCTAATATGTCTTACATAGGTCAAAATACAAATAATTCTAATTTTCCAATAGATGTAGCACAACAATCAGATTTATTAAACGATGACAATCAACATAAAAAACTACTCAGTACAATAGATGCAGCAGGAGTAGCTAATCCTATATTTTCATCTTCAGTTATTACTGATGATTATGATTATTATGATGTTTATGTGTACGATGTAAAAGTTACTTCAAATTCAAGTAATGCATCAAATTATATTTGGTGCAGATTTAATCAAAGTGGATCAGAAGTAACTGGTACAAAGTACATGACCAGAGGTTATCATATAGGTATGAAAAGAGGTGACACTTGGGAAACTGGTGGTTGGGCGTATACTCAACAATATCAAATTTATTTAGTTGGTGCTAATCAAACTGATATTGCTCTTGGTGTAGATTCACAAGCTACATTTCATGCTTGGTATAGGTTTTACAATCTGCGTAGCACAACAACTTACAAAGGTGTTAGAGAATTAGATGCTCAGTATTGGAGTTTCGATGATAATTATGGTTCACCATATTATGTACACCCATTTGGATTTTTAGATGATGGTACTTCAACTTCATACGATACAAAAGTTGATGGCATAAAATTTGGAGTTGGTTATGGAAGTCCTTTTACTCAAGGTACATTCAAATTGTATGGGTGGAAAAAATAATGAGTGAAACAATATACAAAAGTGTTGATGGTGTTAAAATTCCTCTTTCAGAAGAAGAATTAGCACAAAGAGAAATAGATATAAAAAATGATCTAGATAATTTACCGATGTTTAAATTGGAAGCTTTAAGACAGGATAGAACACCTCTGTTAGAAGAAGCTGATTATAAGATAAATACTCTTGTCGATAATGGTGCAGATGCAACTGCTTGGAGAAAGTATAGGCAAGAATTAAGAGATATTACCAATACGTCTGATTTAGATAATGTTACTTTTCCAACTAAACCAAGTTAAAAGATAAGGAAAAATTAAAATGAGTTACATAGGCAGAAGCTCTGACGGCTTTGGATTACTAAATAAATATCGCTGGGTTGCATCAGGTGGTGAGACTTCTATTGCTTCTACGCTTACAGACAGCAACAATAAGCAATTAAGATTTACCGATAAAAACTTAGTTACCTTATTTAAAAATGGAACAAAATTAGACCAAACAGCCTACAATTTAAACACTGCAAATACTATTAGTGGATTAACTGCACTGTCAGCAAGTGATATTATTGAAGCTCATGTTTTCGATACTTTTTCTATAGCAACTTTTAATACTGTTCCGACTAGTGGTGGTACTTTTACTGGTGCTGTAAACGTAAGTGGAGCTGTTACAGCTACTTCATTTTCTGGTGATGGTAGTTCTTTAACAAATCTTCCAGTTACTGGTATGCCTACTACTGGTGGTACTTTTACTAATGATGTAGTTTTTGCAACTAACACTGAATTAAAGTTTGGTAATAGTGCAAATTTTAAGATAACCAGTAATAATACTGATGGGTCTATACTAAATTATACTGGCGATATAAAAATTGAACAGTATGCAAATGATAAAGATATAATTCTTTCTTCTGATAATTCGTCTGGTGGTCTTGCAGAGTATATAAAGTGTGATGGTAGTACTGGTAATGTATATTTATATAACTATGGTAACTGGAGGTTTAATACCAATTCTAGTGGAGTATATGTAAATGGTGTTGCTACACTCGATGGTGACGTAACTTTTACTGGTGCTAACTATAACGTAATATGGGATAAATCAGATAATAGATTAGAAGTTGCAGATGAAGCTAAAATTTCATTTGGGAGTAGTAATGATTTAGAAATATGGCATACAAACAGTGGTAGTAATTCCCTTATTAATGCCTATAATGGTGATTTATATATTCAAAGTCTTACAGCTGATAAAGATATACTTATACGTGCTGATGATGGGTCTGGGGGAACTTCAACTTGGATTAAGTTAGATGGTGGCACTGGCGAAATAGATATTACTGCTCCTGGGGTAGTCGATATTAATTCATCTCTTGGTGATATAAATATTGGTGCTGTAGGTGGAAATACTATAATTTCTGGTGATACAGGTAATATGACTCTCACTAATAATGGAACTGGTGATATATCATTAGGTAATTTTAAGTTTGATAGCGACCAAACAGTTGGTTCTGGTCAAGATAATTATGTATTAACTTATGATAATTCTACTGCAAAGATTAGTTTAGAAGCTGCATCTGGTGGGGGTATGCCTACCACTGGTGGTACTTTCACAGGAGATGTGACTTTTTCTGGCGATAATTATAATGTCTTTTGGGATAAATCTTTAGATGATTTAAGATTTGCACATGGTGCTTCTATAGACTTACAGACGACTTCTGGTGGTGCTGGTTTAAGATTTTATCGAAATTCTGACCACTCCTATATTATGAATTACGATGGTTCTTTTAATATATTCCAAGGTGATGCTGATAAAGATGTAATTATATATGCTGATGATAGTACTGGTGGTTTTGCTAAGTACATTCAAGCTGACGGAAGTAGTGGTGAAACACAGTTATTTCACTATGGCTCAGAGAAACTTGCAACCAAATCTACAGGAGTAGCTATTACTGGAGTATTAACACTTGGTGGTTCATTAGATGTTAATGGTAATGAAATAAGTTCTGCTTCTAATAATAATGTTGTCGTAAATCCAAATGGTTCTGGTGTAATTCAGTTAAATGCTTCTACTACTTTACAAGATGGTTCACACAATTTTGATGTAGCAAGTCACGATGGAACAAATGGATTGTTATTAGGTGGTACTCTTGTTACTTCAAGTGCAGCTGAACTAAATAAATTAGATGGAACTTCTGTAACTTCAACAGAACTAGATAAGTTAAATGGTTATACTGGTACTACAGCAGAACTTAATCTTTTAGATTTAGGCACAGACCAACACTTAGGTATATTTAAAATATCTACTTCTGTTCCTTCTAGTGCAAGTGACTTTACTGGAAATACTAAAATAATAATGGTGTACTAATGGTTCTGTCTGTACTTGATGGTTCAACAATAAGAACACCACATAATATTTATGTATTAGATGGTTCTACTGTAAGAAGAGTAAGACAGATAAGAGCATTAGATGGCTCAACATTAAGACACCCATTTACTAAAACAGACTTCTTTGATTTTTCTGGTACAGCTAACACACTAAATGCAGCAACAGCAGAAGTTTATACTTACACTATAGGCAATTCGACTAATAGTGGAACTCAAACAATTTATACTGGATATCAAAGTCAACATACTGGTACACAAAATCAAACAAATAGTTATAACTGGTATTTTGGTGCAGGAAATCCAGGCTCTTCTAATGGCACAAGTTGGACAAGAGTATTCGGAAGTCAAACACAAGGTAGATATTTAACTGGTATAAATTACTGGCCCAACGCAAGTTCAATTAGCATGAATTATACAGTAGGTGGTTATGTATATTATGCTGCTAATTTTTGTTTTGGTAACGTTGGTGTTTATAGCAGTAATGCAAATATTGCTGGTGGTGCTAACAACTGGACAACTTATACACACTTTGTTGGTCCTACAACTTGGTCAACTAAATATCATGAACCACATGGAGGTCCATCTGTATCAGGTGGAACATCAGGTGCAAGTCCACAATACTCATTAGTTTCTGGTTCTACTGGTGGATATGGTTATTACGGAGGAAGTTACTCTTTTAATAATAGTTCATCTGCTGGTGTAGGTGTAAGAGTTTATGCATCTTTCTATGCAGGCTATGGTTCATCTATGCAAAGTAACGGATATATAAATGTTAATATGGTTGGCACACAATATTATACCTACTACTTAAATGGTGTTAACCAGTCATCAACTACTGTAAATTTAGGTGCGTCATATTCTATTAGTGGTGCTGGATTTAGTGGTAGTGGTACATTTACCAATTCGAATACTGCTAGTACACACGCAAACACTTTGAAAGCAGGACTATCAAGTATGTTACCTAGTGGTTGGTCTGTTTTCAGAAGTGGCAATACTGTAACAGTAACTGCTCCAGCTAGTTCTGGAAATGTAAACGATATGTCAATAAGTATTTCTAATGGGAGTGGTGTTAATACTGGAACAAATCCAAGTCCAGGCAATTCTTCTATTGTAAGACCAGCATCAAATGTTAGTGGCAGTGGTTCTACAACTCAAGGTGTAAATCAAACTGGTAACTTAACTACTGCTACAGTAACAAGTGGTGGTAATTCAACTTCTGTGAACTTATCAAATGGTGCAAGTACAGATACAGCAGGAAGTGAGATAGCAAGTGCAATGAATGGTTTAGCTGATACTACTGCAACCTATGATAGTGGAACAAATAGAATGACAGTAGTTGCTCCTGGTGATACATCTGTTTCATTAAGTAATCCTAATTCTTTAAGTGTATCGAAAGTGAGTTTATAATGGCAAGAACTTGTGAATGTGGTGAAGACACAGATGCTTTATATTATTACAAATCTACTGTTGAAGGTAAGTTTGATATATGGAGTGAAGTAAAATATGATACAGACCCAGACGGATATAAATATGACCCAATACCTTGTGGTATAAATTGTAAGAATTGGGAGAACTTTGTTGTCAAAGAGGAAGGTGTACCTTACTAATGAAACAATCTGTTGAACCAACATTAAAAGTTCAAATGAATCTGGAAGCACATGAACGTGAGTGTGCTGTTAGATACCAAGCCGTTCAAGATAAACTTGATAGCCTTGATAAACGTATGTGGAGACTAGAAGGTATGCAAGCTGTCACAACTTTATCTATTCTTGGACTTGTAATTTCAATCGTTTTAACTTAGGAGTATACCATGGGTATGCAATTAGATACTAAAAAAGTAATAACAAAACCAATCCCTAGTAAAGTAAAAGCTTTTAGGGCAGGTAAACCTATTCTTAGAAAAAGTAAGAAGATGGGTAAACGTCAGGGAAAATAATTGTCGTCTAAGTCAAGATTACAAAATCTTTCTAAACTTACAGAGTCTACTGGTTGGAAACAAATAGTAGCAGTAATGGAAGAAGAAATCGTTAAGTCTGCTATGAGTATAGCTGAAAGTCCTAAGATGGATTTAGAAGAAATTAACTTCAGACGAGGCGCAATATGGGCAGCAAAACAATTACTCGAAATGCCCAATCGTTTAAAAATACGCTATGAGAATGAAATTGCGTTAGAAAAGGTAGACGAAAATAAAAAAAAGAGTAATATAGATATAACTGAAACTTAATCTTCGCTACGGCTGAGAAAGGAAAAACCAAATGGCTACACAACAACAAGACCCTCAAATGGCAGCAGACGCAATCAATCGTATTGCTTCAAACCAGTTGGGCGTTCCAACGCAACAGGCGCAAACACAACAACCTGCTCCTCCTGCATCACAACCACAAGCACCTAAAGCACCACCTAAAGACTCTGCCGCTGAACAAGCCGCTTCTAAAGGTTCGCCTGATACTGAAGGCGATAAGATGTCTGCTGAGGCAATCATCTATGAAATAGACTTTGGTGACATGGATAAAGAAGGCAACAAGAAAAAAAGAGAACTTACGCCTAATCAAATTAAATCTACATTCGAAAGGTATTCGGCACTTAATCACAAGAATGCAGTATATAAACCAATCACAGACGTTATTGACCAATATATGAGAACTAATCCTGGTGTATCAACAAAACAAATAGCAGAACAACTGGCAAATATTTCAAAGGCAGGCGAGTCAAATCCCACAATGGGAAATACAAAAGGTGACAAGCCAGGCGTTTATGAAAAAGACACTGCTCTTAAATCTGGTGATGTAGAAGCGTCTCTCAAGAAATGGGAAGAAGACAACGCAGTAACTCTACCACCTGGCTTTAGAGACATGATGAACATGTCTGCACAAGGCAATAGTAATGTTGGTGCTATGCAACAAGAACTTGCACAGGTAAAAAACATGTTACGTCAAGTCGTAGCACAGAGTGCAGGTATGGCAGACGCAGCAAAAGCAGGTTTCCAAACTGGTGAAAACGCACAAATATCAGCAGCTAAACAAACAATAGCAAATAATTTAGACAGAGTTCAACAAGCTTTAGGTCTGGCAGACGGAGACGCACAAGAGTTTCAGATGTTTGCAGCAGAACGTGGATATACAATGGAAGACTTTGCAGACCCACAGCTTACAATTAAAGTAATGACAGATTACAAAAATAACAAATCATCGCCAGAGATGGCTAGACTTAGAGACATCATGGGCAAAAGACAAGCGTTTACTGGTAGCGTAGGTCAAACTGCCAATGCAGATGTTGGTGCAGGAGCATCAGAACAATCATCTCCCTCTACCTTTGATAGATTTACAAATAATGTAATGACTCAAAAAGGTTACTAATTACCAAAAACTTACCCCCTAGTTAAGGCATTTTCTAGGGGGTCTTTTTTTATAAGGGTAGACAGACTTATTATTATTAGTTAATACTATATATATGCGCTACGGCTCATATATATAAGAGATTAACGATGGACTTCCGTGAACCTCGCTTAAAATTTTAATTTTGTTTTTTTAAGGAGAAACTACAATGGCCCCTATTCAAGGCATGAGAGGGACAGGCGAGTTCGGTTCAGACTTCCGTCCTAAAAACTACAGAGAGTTATTCACTCTTTTAGAACCAAATGGTAATGCACCATTAAACGCTATGTTAGCTATGGGTTCATCAGAACCAACAGACGACCCTGAGTATAAAAACTTCAGAGACGAGTTGCCTGATAGAGTTATCACAGTTAACGGAGCAGTAAACTCAACGTCTACAGCATCAATAACAATAGATGCAGCAGACGACAACAAGTTTGCAATTAAAGGTGCAATCGTTATAAACCAAACTACTGGTGAAGTTATGCATGTTACTGCTGATACAACAGCAACAACTCTTGCTGTTACTCGTAACATCGGAGGCACTTCTCACCAGATTGCAGATAATGCAGTCCTGTTTGTAGCAGGCTTTGCGGCAGCTGAAGGTGCAACATCACCAACAGCAATCACATTTGATGCTACAGTAACCAACAACTTCACTCAGATTTTTAGAACTGCTTTCCAAGTATCAAATACTTTGGCAAGTACCTACCTAAGAACTGGTGATAAGATGGACGAATCAATGACTAAGGCATTAAAATTACATATGTCTGACATTGAAAGAGCTATGTTCTTCGGTAATAAAAACGAAGCAAGTGGTTCAACTGCAAGTCCAACTAGATACACAGGTGGTTTAACTAACTCACTAACTAACGTGGTAGACTTGGCAACAAGTAACGCTACCTATGGTAGTAGTGCTGCAAACAATATGACTGAAGACGGCTTAGATAAGCTTTTGATTTCTACTATATTTAAATATGGTTCAAAGCAAAAGATAGCCTTTGTCGGTGAAACATGTGCAGCTTTATTACAAAAAATAGGTAAAGCACGTTGGCAACCAACAGCGATAGAAGGTAGCTATGGCATCAACCTAACACAATACAGCACTTTCGCAGGTGACTTGATGGTACACTTACACCCACAGTTCCGTCAGTTAGCTCATATGAAAACTGCAATGGTTATTGTTGATTTCCCATATCTTGTTTATCGTTACCTAGAAGGTCGTGACACTCAACTTTTAGAAAATCGACAAGCAGTAGATGCTGACTCTATGAAGAGTGAATATCTAACTGAGTGTGGATTAGAACTTCTACAAGATAAAGTTCATGGTTATGTTAAAAACTGGGCAGGCGTAGCCGCATCTTAGGAGATTGATTTTCCTCAATGTAAAAAGGGAGCATTTTATGTTCCCTTTTTATGTTTTTTTAGGGTATAATCATACATAAGGATATAAAACTACCCACCTGGTGGTCTTTATACGAAGACATTTTTGGAGAGATACATGGCAGAATCAAGTAAAACTAAAAAAGTTAGAGCTAGAAACGCAGATGGCACACTCAAGTCAGATGACAAAAGTACACCGAATGTAAACGAAGCATGGGTACAACCAACTGCTTCTACTGTAATTTATGAAAGCAAAGAAAAAGAACCTTACATGTTTGAATGTGCAGACATTAGAAGCACAAGAAATACAATCTCTGGCTTATGCGAATGGGAAGTTGAAAAATCAGACACTGAGAGATTTGAAAAACACCACTTCTTTTTAAACGGCAGAGTAAGAAGAAAGGCTTAACATATGGCACTTTACCTACCAGACGGAAGAGTATGGACAGGCGACACGCATACTATGACAGACGGAAGTGTTATGTCTGGAGCTACCCATACATCTGAAAGTCAAAAACTTTCTACTGAAAAAAGTAATTCTAACCCCCACATAAAATCTGGCTACTCGCCTCTAAGAACTTTGTGCATGTCTGCACTAAGAAGATACGGAGAGTTTTCACCAGGCACTGTGGACGGAGACGTGCTTCTCATGTTTATAGAATTTGCAAACATGGTTATAGACGATATAAGAATGCACCCTTACGCACCAACAAAGAATGACACAGACAGTTCTGGTTCAAATATTGTTGTTCCAGTAACATTTGACTATTACGAAAGTCTTGATGATGTAAGAGAAGTTGATGATGTTATTATTGTGCAAGGTATTCTTTATCATTATGCAGTACAACAAGGCAGTGAAAAGATACAGTTCTATATGCCTATGTACCACAGAACTTTAAATCAGCAGTTATGGAGACGACTTAACGGATATACAATTAGGTACAAAGAAAAAACTAATTACGATAGGTCAGAGCCTTACGCAAATCTTGAATTACTTAATAGGAACAATAGCGGCACAACAAGTACATCATATACTGGCAGTTCCAGTTAGGAGTTAAATGACAAGTCCTGTTAAATCACCAAGTGGAGTAAGGGTCAAAAGTTACCCTTACGAAGACTTTCAAGGATTAGATACTTCTCGTGATGTTACTTCTTTAGATACTGGTAAACAACAACATCTTGCAAAGCTTACCAACGCCACATGTGATTGGCGTGGTCAGATAGTAAGAGAGCCGTCTGCCAAGTTTAGAAAAGGAACTTTTCCTGTAAATCACGTTAGATACTTCAACACAACAGAAGCTTTTTTTGTAGAACAGACAGGTTCTGGTATTACATTTAAGTCTGAACGTGACCATGTTTTAGAAGACGTACACCCAACGTCTGCAATAGTATCGACAACAATTTTTAATCAAAAAGTACAAATTTCTTGCAGACAGCGACCAATGTATATGTACGATGGAACAATATTTAAACGAAACCAATCAAAAGCCATTAACGATTTAAAGCCTGCATTCTGCACGTCTATACAAAGACGTCTGGTGGTAGCAGGCATTAATGGCAAAGAAACAGAAGTCCATTTTTCTCGTGTTGACCAAGATGAGATTTTTCCTGATGACGAACAAGATACAAGTACAAACGTGTTACGTGCAGGCTTTATTGACATAGCAAATCTACTTGGTTCAGCAGACAAGATAACAGGGCTAGGTACATTCGAACAAAATAGACTTGTCGTCTTTACAAGTGACAAGGCTGTTATCTATAAGATAGACCCTAGCATAAGCAACTGGTTATTAGATGACAATGCATACGTCAACATTGGTTGCGTAAGCCATAATACAATACAAAACGCAGGAACAGATTTACTATTCTGCTCTCGCTCTGGCATACACTCTGTTAAAAGGTCAGAGGATAATGGGCTTCTGGTTTATTCGTACAGTCTTTCAGATAAAGTAGACATATTGTACAGAGAACTTTTTAATTCATGTCCAAACCCAGAACTTATCAGTGCTGTCTTTGACCAAGACTCAGCACAGTATCATGTATTTTTTCCACAGTCTGGTGATTTTTTATGTAAAAGACTTACATTATCTATGAACCCAGAAGGTGGTCAGGCACAACCTAAGTACAGTCAAGGTGATTTTTTAAATGCTAGATGTGGAGATTTTTTAAACGGCAAGCTTTTATACGGAACAACTGGTGGAATACATGAAGTTTTACAACCAGAACAAATAGATAAAGACGCTGTAACACCAAATATAGGTATAACAACACCCTTACTTTGGCACGGAAGTTTAGAAGAAACAAAAGAAACACATAGCGTAGTAATACAAGCAGCAGGAAAAGGCATTATAAATGTAGATGCACAAGACTTACACGGCAGAACAATAGGTTCATTAGTTATAGAAGTTGATGACACATCGGACGACAACTACTTCCAAGATGTGCCATTATCTAAACAATACGAAAGAAGTTGGAAACATAGATACAAAGCCGCACAGTATAGAATAACGACTACTGGTGGCGAAGGTTTATTAAGAGTTATAGGATTTGCAGTAACTGTGAGGGCATAAAATGGTTAGATTAAGACAACAATATCCACAAAACTATGGTTCAAGTGGCAATATAAATACTGAGTTTGAAAATCTTACTCGTTATTTAAATTCAGCAGAGCTTGGAGATAACACTGTTGGAGAGCTACTAGCTAAAATTTTTGATACAGGAGGAAACTGGACAGGTCCTGTTGAGATGAGATTAGATTCAAGCTCTGGTCTACAATACAGAGTTGGCTCGTACACAGACGCAAATACTGGGTGGCTAACACTTGCTACATTGGCAAATATAAAAGGTGCAGACGGCTCAACAGCAGGTACAGTTGGCGCACCTATTTTTCACGCAAGGCAAGACACAACTATCTCAGGAACTCCAACAGTTGTAGATTACGCTCACAATAGTACAGACGAACTTGTTGTGTATAGGGAGGGAAAATTACAACAGCCAGGTGGAAGCAATGACTATACTTCAAGCCCAACTGCTGGCACATCAAGTAATGGCGCAGTTACTTTTACTGGTGCTTTAACTAATGGCGATAAAATAACTATATATAAAGTTCGTTCATCAGCGATAACAGGATACGTAAGACAAGACACTACAGTGTCAGGTTCGCCAACACAGGCTTTTATTTTTACCCATAATGAAAACCAAGAACTTAAAGTTTGGAGAAATGGTTTGCTTCAAAGAGGAGGGGGTAATGATTATACTTCAAGTTCTGCTACTAACACAGTTACATTTGCTAGTGCGTTACCTGTTAATGACCTTGTAACTATTATTACAGTTGAAAACACATCAGAAAATGCTGTGACAGGTCTTCTTATGGAATCAACTTATGCTGATACAGCAACAGGATTACTATTATTTAATAAAATAGGAATAGCTGATGGTGCAATAGCACAGGCAAAAGTATCTGGTCTTGCAACAGGATTAGCCGCAAAAGCAAAGATAACAGTTGCAAGCTCTACACCATCAAGTCCTGCAACTGGTGATTTGTTTCTTGATACATCGCAGACACCTAACATTCTAAAGTTTTATGATGGCACTCAATTCTTGCAGACGTCTCCAGAAAGTTCTTTGCCTACGTTTGCTGCATCTGACGCAGGAAAGTTTGTCCAAGTTAATGGAACAGGGACAGCACTTGTATATGGTGCTGTAGATTTAAGTAGTGTTATAGCTACAACTCAAAAGGGAGCAGCGAGTGGAGTGGCTACATTAGATAGTGGTGGTCGTCTGCCTTCTACACAGTTGCCTACATCACTAGCAACAAATAGTTACTACCATACTATTGCAACTCCTTCTAATACAACGACTACAATAAAAAGAGTATTTAAAGAGAAGATACAAATAAATGGTCTGTCAGTTTTTACAGCTTCTGGAACAATATCACTACAGTTGGCTGTAAATGGTGTTGGTCAAGGAAGCACATACTCTGTATCATCAACTAATCAAGATGTAACATTATCGACAGCAATAGAAGTTGATGCAACATCAGCAAGCAAATCAATACAATTTATAACAACAAACAATAGTAGTGCTTCTGGACTTGAACTAACAGTAGCAGTAAGTATAGTATCGACTTAATGAAAGTAAAGGTAATAACTGATGAACCAAAAAGAGTTACCGAATGGGCTTCAAAGTATCTTGAAAACCAACCGAGTTTTGATTCGACACAAGCATTTGGCTTTGAACTCAAAGGTAAACTTATTGGAGCAGTCGTCTTTACAGACTACAGTAAGAATGACATTCATGTATCAGTTGTCTCAAAAAATCCTATTTTGTGGCAAAGACGCTATCTTAAAGTTATGTATGACTATGTATGGAATCAATGTGGCTGTTTACGAATATCTGCAATGGCTAGTGAAGTTAATCATAAATCAAGGAAACTTCTTGAAAAACTTGGGTTCAAAGAAGAAGGCAGACTTAGAAACTTTCACGGAGAGCATGATGGAATCGTTTATGGGCAGTTACGTTCAGAATGTAAATGGATATAATAGGAGAATTTTAAATGGCTAAAAATAGCGGCACTCCAATACCACCAGATTATACTGTTCAAAAAGGTGAGATTGCAAAAGCTACAGCAGAAGAATACAAAAAGAAAGCAGACGCATATAATCAGTCTGTAGCAGATTATAATACTCAGTTAGGTGGATTTTCTACAAACTTAGGAAACATGAGTTCAAATCTTGCAGGTACAAGCTTTGTAGATTTTTATGACGACCCCACTACTTCTATGAACGAAAATAAGTACAATCAATACTCTACAGATTTAAGAGGATACCAAACTGGTTTAAACCAGATGGGTATTTTTGATACAGATAAACCAACATTTGCAAAAACAATCGACACTGAGTATGGAACAGTTACTATCAATGACATTCCAACATTAGATAAAGTAAACAATAATCTTTACAATCAATTAGTTGGCTCTGCATCAAATCAGTTAGGTCAACTTGGCACTATGAAATCTCAAAGAGATGCAGAAGAAAAACGTATCCAAGATTTTAGAAACCAATTACTAGGAGACTTGTCATTAGGAAGCACAGGCTTAAACCAACTAGGCATTGCAGACGAAAGAGGAATGAACCAGTTAGAAAGAGAGCTTGCACAACTTGAAGCAAGAAAAACTGGCTTTAGTTCATCTATCCTAGACCAAATGCTACCTACTGGCTTTGGAACTTTTGATACTCAAAAAGGAGTTTTAACAACAGGTCTTACAGATTTAAGAAACCAAAGACAAGCAGAGCTTGATAGAATATCTCAATACGAAACAGATTTACTTTCTAATGTAGACGATTACAGAAATCGTTTTGGTGACATGACTATCAGAGACGAAACAGGAATGCAGACATTACAAGACGAAATTGCTGATTTACAAAGAGGTGCAGGAAGATTTTCTAGTGAGCTTGGGTTTGACTTTGGCGATGAGCTTGCAGAACTTAGTGGCGTTTCAAGAGATGTAAACAGGCTATCAGATGATAGAGCAAAAGAACTTGATAGAATACAAGGCTTTGAGTCAAATCTTCTTGATACAGCAAGAGGCATCGAATCAGCAGCAGAAACTGGTAGCATCTACAACGCAAACAACTTAAATGCTATTTCAGATGCTATAAGAGATTTAGAAGAAGACAGGAAAGGGTTTACTTCCGAACTTGATTTTGATTTTAGTAATGTAGACAACCCACTCAACCAAGGAAGAACTGCATTAGAAAACTTGCAATCAGAAAGACAGACAGCACTAGACGACATATTAAATAATGTAACAGGTTTCGGTCCTGCATTAGAAGGTCTTGAACTGTCAGACGAAACAGGTATCAGAGACGTACAGTCAAACCTAAGAGAACAAAGAGGTGCTTTATCAGAGTTTACAGGTGGTAGAGTAGACGACATCAAAGCACAAATTGCTACAGGTCTTACAAGTGTCGATGAAAAACTTTCTGAGCTTAGTACTAAAAGAAGCGAAATAGAAACTCAGGCACAAGAACTAAGAGATAAAATACTTAACTCTCAGTATTATGGCACATCAGATTTGTCAGACCCTAATGCAGAGCTTACAGCTATGCAAGACCAAGTAGATTTATTTAACGCACAGCAAGCACTAGATGAGATAGATGCAATTAGTAATGAGTTAAACTCTCAGCAGTACAGACTTGAGCAAGACGAAAGAAATGTACAAGCAAGAAAAGACAAGGAAATGCAAGACATCATAGCTTTGATGGGCGAATCAGGAGTTGCTCAATTCCCAGAATACGCATTGCAAGACCCAATTTCTTTACAAAGGTATATGGCAATGCTGAACGATGAGGAAGAGTATGGTCAGTCAGGTGTTCCTGCGGCATCAACTTTTAGTCAAAATGTTATAAGGGCATAAATTATGGGTTTTGGTTTACAACTATTAGGTCTGGGCATGTCAGGCATCGGAATGATGCAACAAAACAAACGTGCCAAAGAAGCTCAAAGACTTCAAGAGTATATGTTTCGAGAACAGATGGACCTTCAAAGAGCTAACTTTGGGTTAGCTCAAGATGCATTTAGACAGAACACAGAAGAGAATGCATACAGAAGACAGATAGAGCAACTCAATAGGTTGATGGCTCAAGAAGAAAGACAGTACCAAATAAATGAGCTTGAGAAAAACAAACAAATACTTCTCGAAGAAAGACGAGCAGTAATAGAAAGACAGATAAAAGAAGACAAAGAAGCAGCCAAGCTCGCCGCTTTTAGAATGGAAAGACTTCTTAAAAACGAAGCGTTATCAGAACAGGAAAGAGCGTTTGCAATACAAGAGTTAAGAGAAGCACAGCGTATAGCACAGGGAGAAGCAGACGAAGACAAGAGAAGATTTTTAGAAGCACAGGAACTTAAAAAGATAGAGCGTGATTTCCAGATGCAAGAATACCAAGAAGCAAAAGCTTTGGCTGAAGGAGAGAAGGCAGAGCAGATGGCTTTCCGTGATAGAATAATGAACAACATAGATGGTCTTAGAACTGCACTTAGCGAAACTGCATCTAATCTTGGAGACGTTCCAGAAATACAAAGAATTACCCAAGGTGATATAAACGCAGAAACAGACAGACGTACTAAAGCTTATCAAAGCGATATAGACAGAGCAGCAGAAGCAGTTGCGTCTGTTAATGAAGCTGACTTAATGAGAGGTGGCATTGACAGAAGTTCTACAGCAACTGATGCTCGTGGCGAAATAGCAAGAAGAATTGCAGACGAATATCAAGGTGCAAGAATGAGAGCAGGTGATGATGCTCTATCATACATAACTGGTCAGAACCAAGCTCTTAACGCAAACCTAGAAGCTATACTTGGCAGACGTGGTGCAATACTAGACGAGACTGCAAGAATAGGTGGTGTAGGTATAGACCAGATGATGAATATGCAAAACATGCCATCAAGTCTTGGTGTTTATAATATGGCAACCTCTGCTCCAAGTGCAGTTTACGACAGAACTGGCTTATCAGCAGGAAACTATCAGTCTCCTGTAAATATAGGTTCTGCAATTTACGGAGGCATGAACCCTATATCAAGCATAGCACAATATAGAAACTTACCATCTATGGTAAACAACGCAGGAATGAATGTTAAGTCTGCTGCCACAGGTCCAATAGCAATCAACGTACCTAATGCAAGTACTTACATGAGCAATGCAAATAACATTGGTCAAAATTTATTAACAGGTGCTACCTCAAGTTACAACAATGCCTTAACAAGTTTAGCAAATGCAAGCTCTGGTTTTGGAATGGACTTACAAAAATTAGGTGCTGATTCTTACTATAGACAAGACGAAGGTGGCAATTATTTTGGTAAAAGATTTGATGATTATATATACAGTGGAATGGATAAGGCAGGTCAATTTTTAGGTGGATTATTTAATAGGGGTTAATGAATGGTAGACTTTAGTGCAATGTCAGGTGGCTTCCGTAAATCTATGGAAGACGACAGGGCAACAAGAAAAGACATAGCAAATACATTTGCACAGTTTAGAAAAGATAATCCTTTTGCTACTCTAGAAGACATGCAAGACCAGATAAACATATTAAGTGGTGGGCGTAACTATCTTAAAGCAGGTCTTCCTAGTTCTAACGTCTTACAAGGTATTGCAACTTCTAATCAAGAAAATAAAGCACAAGCTGACCTTCAAAAAGAAATAAAAAACTTTGGGGAAATAAACGAAATTGAAGAAGTAATTCGAAAAAATGCTGAAAAATATTTAACATCAGCTTTATTTGATGTTAATATTTTAGGTCAAACAGATGACAATGTGTTAAATAAATTAAATGAATTTAAAGATGACTACATAAAAACACTTCCAGAAAACATAGCCACAAAACTTGATACAAACATGGAACAGCTTATCGGCTCTGTCTTTACAAGAGACAACGCTACTAAAATAAGAACAAAATCCATTGATGAAAAGATGCCTAAAGCAAAAGAAATAATACTTGATTTATTTAAAAAGAAACGTGGTGAAGGAAATAATAATTATGATTTAACTCAAGCAGAAGCTAATAGGCTAATGAGAGAAACTGGTATTCCAGGCAATGTCCTTTCTGATTTAACTGAATCTATGACGGCAGAATTTAAATTAAATTTAACAAAAGAAAGTAATCAATTTATTGCTCAAATAGAACCAATAATTACTACAAACATTCAGCAATACGAAAGTGAATGGCAAAATGGTAACAAAGACAAAGATGATATAAAAGCTTTAATTAAAACAAATTTAAAATTACAAGCAAAAAATCAAGGAGTTACAATAGAGGATACCCAAATAGATTTTTTAACTGATGGTATACTTTCTAAAGTAACTGCAGCGTGGGACAATGGGAAAAGACAAAGATTAAATGAAGAAGATAATTTCATATCTCGAAAAAGAGAAGCAATATTAAAGAGCGTAAATGATTCACTGCAAAGTGGTCAAGGAGCCGCTTTTGATGCTTTTGAAGGAGGTGGTATAGATAAATTAAAAGCATATGTACAATCCATTATAGATTCTGAATTAGATGCAAAAACAGTAGATGGTCTTTTTGGCACAGGTTCAAAAGACGCTGTATCTGCAAGACTTATGAACGAACTTACAAAACAATTAGATTCGGCAGGAGTAGCTGTTCTTGATGCACAAAAAAAAGCTTTTAAAACTCAACGTGAAAAGCAAGCAGGGATTGCTTTAAAAACAATTAATGAAGAAAAAGCATTAAGTGAAAAACTAGGTACAAAATATTTTGGTAAGAACCAAGGCAATTATGCCTTTACTCAAATGGCAAATGGTCAGTTAGCAGGAGGTGCGGCAGAAATAGCTTTAAATAGATTATCGTCTAAGTATTATATTACAGATGGTATGGTTGATTTCTTTATGACTGCTTTATCACAATATACACCTAGTGACCCTGACAAAAAAGTATTACCAGGAGAGATAGAAGATTATTTTATAAGTGTTGGTGGTAAAAATTTACAGACTTGGGCAGATAGAACAAAAGATATGACTAGCGCATTTGAAGGTGGTACTCCAGAAAGAATAATGACGTTTACCTCTTGGAAAAATCAATTTGAACAAGACGCTAACAATGCAATGGAACAAATAAATAAAAACATTGACGAACTAAGTTCAGTAATAACAGGTGGTAATGTAGACGAATTAACTTTGCCTAAATTAAATATGGTACTTTCACAAATAAATTCTGTTATGAATGAAGTTCAAACAGGAACAAATCAAGCAGGACAGACACAAACGATATGGGTGCAAGACGGACAGGAAGACCAATGGAATTGGGACCAATCAGATATTATGAAGTTTGGGTTGCTAGATAAATTAGAAGCAATGAAAGAACAAGTATCTGAATTAAAAGACAACCAAGCTGTTACAGGTTTTACAAAGACTAACGCAAAAAAAGAGATGGAATACGACCAAGATGTTCAAACAATACTATCTCAAAGTGGTAGCGCACAAGATAAAAGGGGAAAAATGCAACAAGTGTTTCAAGACAGAGCATTACAACTTATTCAAGCTATGCAACAAGAAAGAAAAACATCTCTTACAACACCTACTTATGATAAAACATATGCTTACAAAGCTTTTAATGAAGACTTTTGGGGAGGTCTTGAATGGCTAAGAGATATATTAGGCGTTGCAACTAGACAAGAAAATTATAAAGACCCTTGGGACGGATATGAAACTTTAGGAGATTTAAAAATAGTCGATGATTTTTTAGCAAACCCCAAATCAATGTGGCTATTAACTCAGAATACTACTAGAATGCAAGAATTTATAAAAGACCCAATAGAATATATTAATTCAACAAAACAAGCAGGAAGCACAAGAACAATAGATATATTTAATCAAGCATTTAAATAAACCATAACGGATACTGGAGTACCAAATGGCAGCGAATTTATACAATCAACGTAACTTTAAAAATATAGACTTTAGTCTTGATAATGTTTCGATACCTCAAGACCAAGCAGATTATACATCATCTGTAAATCCAACAAAGATACTTAAAGACCCACGTTTTCTTCAAGACCTTAGAGATTACTATGAAGAGAAAGAAGGGTATCCAGTAGGTTGGTCAGACGAAGCTTTAGTGGAAGCTTTTTATGGCGACTCAACTTGGAGAGAACTCAATACAGTTTCTGCTATAGGTGGTGCATTCGAACCTTGGGGAATGGGAACTGAATCCAGAGAACGTGCAAAAAGAATTGAGTCCGTCTGGAAACAGCTACCTATGTTTTGGCAGGAAGGTGGAAGAGGAGCCGCAACTGCTCTTCCAGACATTGCAGGCGCATTAATAGCAGACCCACTTAACCTAATCCCAGTAGGAGCCGCGGCTAATACAGCAAAGGCTGCAATTATTGGTGGTAAGACTGTTGCAGGTGCAGTCGCACGAGGTGCAGGAAAAGCCGCACTTTACGAAGGTGGTATTGCAGGCGCACAAGAAGGCATTGTAAATGCATCTACGCAAGCAAGAGATATACAACTTGGTTTACGAGATGGGTTTAGTAAAACTGAACTTGGTTTAGCTACAGGTTTAGGAGTAGGGCTAGGTGGTGTAGTGGGTGGTGGATTAGGTATTCCGTCTGCATTAGCAGGAGCAGCAGTAGGTAGGAACGTAGTCAATGACTTATTGGCTAAAGGTTTAACAAGAGAACAGATAGCCGCTTTACCTAAAGAATCTTTAGCAGGATACCAAGAAGTATCTGGCATACTAGGCGCACCACAACAGGCAGACGAAGTTGTTACAGAAACAGCAGAAGAAACAGTACCATCTCCGATAACTATTGACGAATTAATTGCGAAGCAAGAAGAAAAAATAACTATCTATAAAGCAAGTGGTGCAGAAGTTGACGAAGAAGAAACATTCTTAGTTTTATTACAAGAAGCCAAAAAATTTGACGAAGTTATTAAACCTAACACAGAAGAACTTATAACAAGTTTACAAAAGAAAGGTCCTAGAGGGGTCACAAAAGCAAGAGAAATGCAAAGGTGGCTCAATGAAGTAACCAGAGTAGTAGAAAATATTAGAAAAGAAGATGGTTCTGACTTTGATGGCGACCTTGACCAAATACTCGCATATCTAAGAGAAAATCCTTATGGTAAGAAACTTGAGCAAATAGCATCAGACGATGTTATTCCTGTGACACCAGGTGGTCAGGCAGGCAGACCACGAGGAGACGTAGAATTACAGGGACAACAGGGAGACGCACAGGGACAACAGGCACAGCCGCAGACGAATGCTGATACAATAGCAGACGAAGTTATTTCTGAAGCAGAAGCAGCCGATGCTGCTCTTCCTATGGAACAGGAAGTTATAGATTACCTTAGAAAGAATGGAATTGAGCCAGACCAAGTTACTCCTAAAAAAGGAGAAACGACAGTCAGCATGAAAAGAGCGCAAAATGTTGTTACTTATAGAAAAAGAAAAGCAAAAAACCAAGACCCTACTGTAGAAAGTTCTGAGCAACAAGAGTTTGATAGTTTAGTAAAAGACCTTAGAGCAAAAACAGGGATAGAAGTAGACGAGCCAACTAGAGTATCTTTGGCTAGAGCTTTTGAGGAAGAAAAAGGTTTAAATAAAAACACTGTTAAGATTGATATTGATGACCTTGCTGATGACATGCTTCCAGAAAGAGATTGGATTGCAGACGAGCAACTTAATCCAGATGAAATAAAACAATACAAAAAGATTTTACAAAGATTTAAGAACCAAGCAGCGAAAGCACCAGAAGACTCTCCACTTAAAATTACAAAGGTAGTGGAAGCAAAAGCAAGAATGGCTTTTAGAAATCAAAGAACAAACATACCAGGCAAAGCAAGAACTACTGGTGAGTCAATAGAAAGAGCAGGACAAAACGTAGGAGCAGGCAGAGAAGAGTCTGGAAAGATACAAGGAATACTTAAAAAAGGCGAGACTATTGGCAGAAGACCTGGCAGAGCAGATAACACTAAATACGCAGACAGAGAAACTGCTTATCTTAAATCTAAAGAAGCAAGAAGAGACTCACCAAACAGGCTTGTAGCTTTTTATGCAAATCAAAAAACTATGGCAATAGATGAGAATGGTGTAGAAGCACGTGCGCCTATAGGTGCTAAGTTATATGCAGACGGATACACAAGAAAAGTATTCTTAAACAAAGAAGCCGCTTTTAAAAGGACAGGATTAAACGCTCCAGACGGAGAAGACACAGCTAGTTTAATTGGTCAAGCTACAAAAGAAGTTAAAAAAGATAAGCTACCACAAAAACTTACCTCATCAGAAGCAGTTCAAGAGGCTATAGAAAGTGGAGATGCAAAGGAACTATTAAGAGTTATACGTGCAGTATCTAATGATACAGTTGATGACCTTCCTGTTAATCAAAGCACAATACAAACTCCAGACTCAGACGTTGCTCCTGTTACTAGAGGCGACAAAAGACTTATTGTACAAAACAAAAATAATCCTGATGACGTCAGGATTATTTCTAAAAAGCAAGTTGCTGACGGCAAAGGCATTGAAGCAATCATTGGTCAAAAAGGTGGAGTTGCTTCAGACCCAAGTAACTGGACTGTTAAATATGCTCCTGCCGATACAAAAGTATTTGGAAGAAAACTTAGAGAGTTGTTTGATAGTTTACCAGACGAAAAAAACGCAACTGGTGCTGGTAGTAGAGTTGAAGCAGGTGGTGCTACAGGCATAGGTGAGCCTATAGATATAAAAGAAGCATTAAATTTAAGAACTAGACTAACAGATGAAGACCTTCAAATACTAGGTAGGTTTAAAATTCTAAACAAAAGTTTAAATCCTATGGGTGGTGGCGAAGAAATGTTTGGAGAGCTTCCTGCTAGTATTGGGACATCAGTAGTTGATATTGATTATAAGTCTGTTAGAGAAGCGATGCTTTTTTTAAGCATGCAAGCTAAATGGTCTAAAACAAGGAATGCTCACAAAGAAGTGATAGAGGTATTTAAAGGTCTTATGGATTTAGAAAATAGACTTCTGCCACCAGAAGGCTTTATTGATACTGAAGCAAATAGATTTGCAACAATTAATAATTTAGAAAAAATATTCTCAGGATATAGCTCAGACGAAATATCAGCAGCTAGAAAATTATTACAAAATCTTGGTGGCGACCCATTTATAGGTCCAAGAATAACAAGTATGGGTTCAAATAATTACTATGTAAATAGAGGTTTCTTAGAAGGTCAACCAGAAGGCGTTCCTTCTATAAACATAGCGCAACCAAGTACTATAGGAGCAGGAAGCGTTCCAATGAACGCAAGGCTTCTACACGAAACAGCACATTGGGCTTTTGATAATATTCTTACAAGTAAAGATAAGCTTGAGTTCTTAGAAAAGATGACAGAGTATTACACAGGAAAAGTTGTTGGTGGTGATGGCATACTAAACACAAGGAAGCTAGATGAAGGTTCTTACACTAGCCCACTTAAAGAAGAGTTAGCTTCAGACCCAGAAGCAATGGTGTTTGCAAATGCCCTTGAAGGTCCTGGCGAATTTTTTGCAAATCAATTTAGTGCATGGGCAGGCAGACAAGATGGTCTTGTAATAAAAGACGAGGGATTTTGGAAAAGAATTGCAGGTTATCTCAAAGGAACATTTGATAGATTCTTTTACAAGACACCAATAGACCCAGAGCTAGAGCCATTCTTTTTAAAGATACTTCCAAACAAAGACGAGATTGGAAAGAGAAGTTTAGGTACACATAAACCTACTACAAAAGCAGGCAAAGCAGCAGAAGAAAAACATAATCAAGTAATGCAGATTGTAACTAGGTTACAAGAATTTACAGAAATATACCCATTAGGAACTATGAGTTCAGAAGGATTTGTAAATCAATTTACTGAAGACCTCTGGTTTCTAGCTAATATAGTTTACAACAAAAAGAAGTCTGGTGAGTTTAAAATGATAAGCCCTTATGCTAGAAGGCTTATTAAAGAAAGACTTAAAGACGTAAACGAAATATTTAAAAACGCAAACTCAAGAGGCGAAGATATAAATTGGGTATCATTGGCTAATGAGATTGGCAATGCCACTGAAGCAGGAAATGCAGGTGTATCAATCATTGACCCTGCAAAAATGGATACAGTTGCACAGCATCTTACAGAGTTATATTGGCATGGATACCAAGGTCCAAACTTTAAAGGTGGCGACAGGTTTGCAGTAAGAGACGCAGACGGAAATGTAACTGGCTATAACTATGGCAAGATAAAAGACCTAGAAAGAACATCAATGACTCGTATGTTTGATTTTGTTCTTGATAGTCTTGAAAGAAACTTTTCAAAAGTTGAAGATACAAACAAGGTAATGAGAAACACTCATACAGAACAACCAGACCTTATTGTTTCTAAAAAGAAATCTGAAAGAGGAGCAGGAAAACAGTCTAACTCAACTAAAAGAATATTAAATAAAGAAGAAGCTGACTACAATGAGACTATTGATACTGCAAAAAAAGAATTTAAAAGTAAAAAGAAAACTCCTAAAGAAAATGCCAAGGTCAATACATCAAGTGCAGGAGAATTAACAACTAAAACACTACCACAGTTACAAAAAATGTTGCGTGAGCATAGTGGTACAGACTACGGAAGGCAAATAGCAGAACACGTAGTACGTAAACTTAAAACATCTACAATGTCAGAGAAGGCTTTTGGTAAAAAGATACCTAGAGAATACGTTGAGATGAGCAAGTTTGAACTTGAAGCAGTATTAAATGATGCAAACTCAAAAGGCGATACAAAAGCTAGAGACTTTGCAGCTAGAGAAATACAAAGACGAGCTAGTAAAAGGGCATCAAAAAAGAAAGGCATGGATACATCAAAGCATGTTGGCATGATAGCTAGGTCAAATAAAATTGATAACACAATTAAAATAGAAATAGACGATTCTAATGGTATACAAAATTCTGATGGCATACCTGCAAACGCAAGACCAATGGTTAAAGAAATACTGTCTTACGTTACACATCGTGACCCAGAGAGAGAAATAGCGGCTCGTTCAATTATATACAGAATGCTTAACATAATGGGTAAAGTCTCAAGAAAAGACAGATTTTCAAATCCTATTTTATCAAAAGATATAGCAAAAATTATAGGTAGAGATTACCTTCTAAGAGGTACAGACGAATTTTCTGATTTTAAAGGCTCAGATTTTTCTATACTTAGAACATTTGCAAGAACTCTAGGTCAAGAACTTAATGGAGTTCCTGGCGATGAGACAGTAAGGTTCTTGTCTGGCATGACTCTAAGAGCATCAATGACAAGAGATGAGCTTGACAAAGTAACATTTGCTTTTAACCAACTGACTCCAGACAGACAGAATAAAATCATGGACACATATAAAAGAGGAGGTGGTACAAGCCTTGTAGCATCAGGTGCGCCAGACGAACTTGTTCATGAATACGCAATGATTGATTGGTTAGCAGGTAACTTCCAGAAGATTTACTCATCAGCAGACGATAGAACTTTAATGAACCTTACAGACGAAATGCTTATGGGTGTGGCTTCTAAGCTAGACCAAAGGTTTACAGAAGGAGATGTGTTTGGAACAGTTACTCAAATGTATCATAGAAATATGGAAGAAGTTGCTTACGTAATAAATGGTCTTGTTAAAAATGATGAGTTCAAAGATAAATACTTTGGATTAACTAGACTATATGGAGACATGTTTATAAGAAACAGAAGAGGGGGACTGACTTTTCCGATTATGGATAATGAAGTCGTGCATTCATCACAAGCAGCAGACGCAGGAAGGTCTGCTTGGAAAAATGCTACACAAGAAGAAAGAGTTAAGATTGTAAACTTTACTAAGAATGGTGTAGGTCACAACAGAATTGATGGTGAGCCAGTAGTTTTTTATCATGGCACACCAAATGGCAAAGCACTAAACGGAACTGATACTGGTACAGTTATGAACCTAAGTTCTTCAAATTCTTTATATGGTAGAGGTATTTATCTGACAAAGAACCCAGTGGTAGCTGAAGAGAGTTACGCAAGAAAACAAACTAAAGAGTCACTTAATGTACAGATTGAAAGGCTTGCAATAAGTCAAGAAGGCAAAGACGAATTAGAAGATATTGCATACGAGCTTGCTCAAGTTAGAGGTAAAATATCTCTTCTTAAAAGACAAAACGCAAAATTTGTTGATGCTGATGAAAATGGAAACGCAGATGAGTTACAAAGTTTTATAGAAACAGTTATTTTAGAAGACGAATTAAGAGTTTTAACTGCACAAGAAAAAGGAAAAGTTGCCCTTCTTGAAAGGTCAGGCATTACTCTTGACCCATATGTAATGCCTTCGTATGTTCAGCTTAGAAACCCATTAGATTTTAGAGAGAATACAAGATACTCTGTTGATGACAGAATATTCCCTACAATATCTGAAGGTATTTATGCTCATCTAAGAAACTCAGGAGAAAGTGATGCAGATATTCTTGATGCATTTGTTGATATGGAACAAGCTCTTGAAGGAAAAGAATTTATAACTGGCGTTGAATTGTATGAGTCTTTTGGCAGGCTTATGAATAAATTTTCTAGCACAAAGGCAGAGGCAAAAGATGCATTAACAGACGTTTTCCAAGAATTAGGGCATGATGGTCTTACTGTTAGTCATACTAATACAGTAACAGATGTTTCAGATGTAAATATAGGCAATCCAATTTACCATGAAGGTGTGGTTTTATTTAAACCAAATCAAATTAAACACGTTAGAGCTAAAAACTTTGATGCTGAGTCAGGTCAAGTGTTTAATATTGAATTAGGTGGAGGTGTTCCAGAGGGTACAAATGGTTCTATAATTATGGCTTCAATAGACGACCCATCATTAAAAGTAGGAGATATATCAACAGGTAAGTTTGGAGAACTGTTAGAAATAGACGGCAAGTCCAGAACATTTACAGGTGTTGCGTCTTCAATGATTAAGAAAAGACCACACAACGAAGCAGAGGTAGAGGTAATTAGAAATTCTTCTGCTCCTACATGGTTTCAATCTCAGTCAGATAGACTAAATAAGATAGGTGCTAGATGGTTAGGCAACTGGTACAAGAACCACTTTACAGAAATATCTGAAAAGTTTGCAGGTAAGTTCATGCCTATAAATAATTTAATGAGAGACTTGCCAGACAGTGATGGTAGCCTAAGACGTTGGTTCAGAAAATCAACAGGTAGCGTCATGCAAAGTCAACCAGAAAGCTATGGAAAAATAGTCAGAGCTTTAAGACGTGATGTAAATAGTAGGCAGTACAAGGCTCTTAATCCACAAGAAAGAGCAGTAGTAGACAAGATAAGACAAACACTTGATGCAGAACGTGTGGCATTAAAAGCGTCTGGTTTCCATGTTGGTTACAGGAAAAACTATTTACCACAGGTTTGGAATCAAAATTCTATACGAAAAAACAAAGACGAGTTCTTGCAAGGTATGGAAGAATACTATGTTAGAGAACAGGCTAGTCTAGGAAAAACGCCAGCAGACGGAGAGTCAAAAAAGTTTGCAGAGCAAATATATTTAAGACTGACAGAGGACGCAGCAGAAGATGGCGTCTTTCTTCCACACAAAGACATACGTGGTCTTTCTAAAAATCCTGGCAATGACAGTGTAGACTTCTCAAGAGTTCTTAACATTGGAGATTATCCAGAGTCACTTAATGCAATGGAGAAATTTTTAGAGAACGACCTTGATGCCATACTTGTTAAGTATCTTGAAGGTAGCACAAGAAGATTGGTACACTCAGACAAGATGGGCGTTAATACACACGCTGTTAGCGATTACATATTGGCTTCAAACGAAGGAGCAGATGGTATTGCAAAACTTCTTTCAACATCAAAAGTATTTAAAAAGAATATTAGAGGAATGTCAGAAGACGGAAATGTAGTTGAGTCAGTTCTTACTGATACAATTAGAATGCCTTTTGAAGGAAACCAATTTAGAGCAAAACAATTTGCAGATGAACTTATTAAAGTTCATACACAAAGTGGTTCATCAGCAGCCAGAAAAATGATTTATGACTTGTACCCAAAGATGAGCGTGACATACAAAAGACGTGCTGATGCAATTATAGGAGCATTAGATGACTTTAAAGGTCAGTCTGGCTCAATAGCATACGAAAGCGAGAAGTTCATTGACAATGCTATGAGAGTAGCAATGAAGAAGCCATTGAGTGGTAGCAAGTCTTTGATGGAAGCATCTAAGTTTATACGAACTGTAAACAACGTAACACTACTTGGCTTTACCACACTCACATCATTAGGTGATGTGGTGCTACCAATCATAAGGTCTGGCTCTTTCTCAAGTTGGGCTAGTGGTGTTGGTAAATGGGCTACTGACCCAGATTACAGACGTATGCTTAACAACGTAGGTGTTGCAATGGAAAACATTGTGCATGAAAGAATGGTTCATATGTATGGTGCGCCAGACAATAAGCTTTCACATGCTTTCTTTAGTGCAACATTGCTTACTCCTTGGACAGACTTACAAAGAAAGATTGCAGGAGCTACAGGACTAGAAGCATTAAAGACAATGCAACAACAGGCAACAAGACACCATAAAGCAGGAACTCCTTACTCGCAACAGAATGCTAAATATAAAACAGCACATAGGTTCTTAGTAAGATATGGATTAGAAGAGTACTTACCAAGAAAAAATAAAGCAGATGTAAGCTTAACTGATGATGCCGTCTTGAATAACGATAAGGTTAGAATGGCTATCATTAAATTTGCAGACGAGAGTATCTTCCAACCTAATCCAAATGACGTTCCATTATGGGCGCAGACACCTATAGGACAGCTTGTATTTCAGTTGAAATCTTTTCCACTTATGATGTCAAGAATGGGTGCTTACGTTCTGCAAGAAGCAAATCAAGGAAACTTAAAACCATTGATTTCATTAGCACTTCTCGGACCTACATTTGGTATGGCAACATTATCTGCCAAAGATATTATACAATCTCGTGGTGGAGAAGATGGTACAAGTCCAGAGCTTAGAAAAAGAAACATAGCAAAAGCACTTGGCTATGATTCAAAGACACATGGTGAAGATTACAATGACTTCTTGGGTTGGTACTTAGAGGGCATGATGATTATGGGTGGCTTTGGATTGATGGGAGACGTACTTCATTCTGTAACATCTCAAGTGGACAATGGTGCATATGGTCAAAACAGAATATGGTCTTCACTCCTCGGACCTTCCTATGGTCTGGGTAACGCAGCGATTACAGGAGCAGCAGGAATACAAGACGCAGTTATTGGTGGAGACAACAGCAATGCTAAAGAGAGGTCTGCATGGAGAGAACTTGCAACTAGAATACCAATACTTGGTGGCATGAGAAATCTTAGAGAAGGTATTGTAGACACTATGGCAGGAGAGCAAGGTGGAAAGAGTTCTTCTGAACCAGGTTGGGGTGATGCAAAGTGGACATCAAAAAGTAATAAGTCAGGTTGGGGTGCATGAGCAAGAAGCTACAAAAAGGCAGTCAATACGAACAGTTTGATTTAGATGGTGATGGTGTGGTTACAGACAAAGAACTAGCACAGTCTGAACATATGATACGTCTTGAGAACTCTGATAAGATGCAAGACCAACAGCGTATGTTATGTTGGGTATCGTCTATCTCGTCTATAATATTAATAGCATTGGTCATGTCACCTGTAATACCGAATGCAAGAGTTGAGATGGTTACTGCTTTACTTTCTACTTATGTTATAGCAAACTTAGGTATAGTTGCTACCTTTATGGGTACGACAGCTTTTACGAGGTCGAAAGAAAATGGTAAATGATATGGCTATTAGTAGTTATTTTACACGGAACGGAGATACAAGAAGATGTCTACTTCAATGATTTGGATACGTGCCTTAGATATGCAAAACAAATTAGAAATCAAAACACCCACCAACAGACAGCGTTTAGCAGAGTGTATGTTACAACTTATTGCATACCTCAGAAGGAGAAATAAACATGGCGAATAAAAGAGGAAGACCACCTAAGTCTACACCTTTAGGAATGAAGGTAGTAGGAAAAAAAAAGTCACTATGGGATATAGTAGAATGGCTTAAAGGAACAGCGAAAAGAAAAAGTTTTTTTGATTGGTTATTAAGAAAGTAATATAATGGCAGCGAAAACAAAAAGCAAAGGCAAGAAAGACGCCTGTTATCACAAGGTCAAGAGAAGTTATTCCGTCTGGCCCTCAGCGTATGCGTCTGGTGCTTTAGTAAAATGTAGAAAGGTTGGCGCAGCCAACTGGGGTAACAGTAAGAAGAAGAAAAAGAAAAGAGCATAATGTTTAATAAAATTAAATTATTATTAACTGACCAGTATTATTTGCAAGAATCTTTGCAAAAGTTTTTCCAGAACAAGTTTAAATCTAACTCTTCCATAGGAGACAAGCCTTTCTTTAGTAATAAAAGTCTTAGTGCAACTCCAGACTTAGAGAAAAATTTTACAGATATTCGAGACGAGGCAACAGAAGTACTGAAAAGGTATGATGAGATTGTACCTTTTCAAACGATAAGTCCTGACCAGACGTTTCTATCTAACGATGACAGATGGAAAATGTTTTATCTCAAAGCCGTAAACATTAAATTTGAAAAAAACCTAGCTATGATGCCAAAGACTAAAGCTTTATTAGAGCGTAATCCAAATATTATATCTGCTTATCTTTCTATTCTTGGTCCTAGAAAACATTTACCTCCACATTGTGGACCTTGGGCAGGGGTACTTCGAGCGCATCTTGGTCTAATTATACCAGACATTAAAAAATGTTTTATTCGTGTGGCAAATAAAAAATACTATTGGAAGAATGGTGAAGTAGTTTTCTTTGACGACACATATGAGCATGAAGCTTTTAACAATACAGACAAAATACGTGTAGTTTTGTTTATGGACATACTTAGACCAATGAAGTTTCCTTTTAATCTTATAAATAAATTTCTTATTTTCATTATTCGTTTTTTACCTTACGTAAAAATTCCATTGCAACGTCACAGAGATTGGGAAAAAGTATTTCATAGAGGGTTATAATGGCAAGCGATAGTTTACATAAATGGTTTAAAAGAAACAACGGCAAGGGTTGGATAGACTGTAAAACTGGTAAGCCTTGTGGAAGAAAGTCAGCAAAGGGTAAATCAAAAAGACCATACCCTGCTTGCAGACCAACGAAAGCACAATGCACATCAGCATCTAAGAAGAAGACGAGTTCAAAAAGAATTAGTTGGAAAAAGAAAAAGAAGAGGGCAGCGTAATGGGTAAGAAAGCACCAAAGCTTAACAAGAAAAAGATGCCATGTAACAAACCTAAGAGACAAGTCTCTGGTGGCAAGAAGTTTGTAGTTAAAGCATGTGCAAACGGAGTGGAAAAGATAATAAGATTTGGAGACGCCAACATGACTATAAAAAAGAGTCAGCCTGGCAGACGTAAAAACTTCAGAGCAAGGCATAGATGTGATAGCAAGCCACCATCTAAGCTAACTGCTAGGTATTGGTCTTGCAAGAAATGGTAGGGTTATGCATAGTATAGGTAAAAAAGTAATTGTTATTGGCAACAAAACAAAAACTGGCAACATGCAACATACAAACTGTCCTTGTGTTGTAAACAGAACAAGCAAGAAAAAAACTAAAAAGGCATGATGGAACAAACAATCAGTGATGTTGAAAATTTAACTAAGACAGTTAATTTCAACGAAGGTGGTGGCAGTGATGTCGAGGCAGGCATACAGTTCATATACCATATGAGAGAACATCTAGTAGATATAGGTATAGCAACTGTATATGGGTTGGCAGTCTACGCATTGTTCCTATGGATTACAAAAAAAATTAAGGAGTAAAGAATGTTACAAGCTATCTTAGGTCCGATAAGTTCCCTTGCAGGAACTTGGTTAGAGGGCAAAGTAAGTAAGTCAAAAGCAGAGTCAGAAGTTAAAGTAGCAAGAGCTAAAGCCGAAGCGAAAGTTTTCGAGACAGAAGCCACGTCTGCCATGCTTAATGAGAGGTCATTGACAGACCAGATGGGTGATAGTTGGAAAGACGAAGCGTGGTCACTTTGGTTTATAGCAGTATTAACTTGCTGTTTTTTGCCGTGGACACAAGAGTATGTGAAGGAAGGCTTCATATTCCTAGACTTACACACACCAAATTGGTTTCATAACATGTTATATATAGTGATAGGCAGCTCATTTGGGTATCGCTTTGGTAAACAAGGTCTGCAAATCATGAGTAAAAGGAGTTCAAAATGAACATAAACTTATTACGTGAAGAATTATCTGAAGACGAAGGCATCAAGTACGAAACATATTTAGACCACCTTGGCTTGAAGACATGTGGTGTGGGACATTTATGCAGAGAACATGAGCCTGAGTTTGACGAACCTTTAGGAACTAAAGTATCTGAAGACAGAGTTAACGAATTGTTTGACCAAGACATCAAGATAACCATTGATGATTGCAGGAAAGTCTATGATGATTGGGATAATATGCCTGAGCAAGCAAAAAGAATATGTGCAAATATGATGTACAATCTCGGCTATCCTCGTTATAGCAAATTCAAAAAGAAAATCCAGGCTGTGAAAGACGGAGATTGGTTCGAAGCGTCTGTCCAAATGCAGCAAAGTAGGTGGTATAATCAAGTTCCAAATAGAGCGAAGCGTTTAATTGAGCGTATGAAATCTATTTAATGTTTACGTCTGTAAATAACGGAGCGTCATTCATCACACGTTTATTGGCTATATCTATATAGTCTTTATTCAATTCAATAATCTGGGCATTCCTACCAAGTCTGTCTGCTACAAGTCCAGTAGTGCCAGACCCTCCGAAAGGGTCTAGCACTGTTCCGTCTTCTGGACAGCCTGCCTTCACACAAGGTTCTATAAGTTCTGTAGGAAAGACAGCAAAGTGTGCTTCCCTATATGGCTTAGTAGTAACTGTCCAAACAGACCTCTTGTTTTTTGTTTCGTAAGATTTTTCAAGACCACTATGTGGTTGCAACCCAGTACCCTCATTGTGATACTTGCCATTTACTCTGTCTCTTGTACCCCAATCAGTTGCCTTCTCTTTGATTGCCTCATTGTCGTAGTAGTAATTCTTATTCTTACTAAACAAAAATATATATTCGTGTGACTTGGTGCATCTATCCTTCACACTCTCTGGCATTGGGTTGGGTTTGTGCCATATGATGTCTTGTCTCAAATACCAACCATCGTCTTGCAATGCAAACGCAACTCTCCAAGGTATACCAATCAAGTCTTTCTGTTTTAATCCTTCTATTCTATTGGCTCTGTGTGGACTTGACTCTGGAAAATCCTGCCTTGTGTTGGCAACTGTTTGCTTCACTTGCTTTCCGTCTGCTCTATAATTGTAATAGGAGTCGCCAAGATTTAACCAAAGAGTTCCGTCATCTCGCAACACTCTTCTAACTTCACGAAAGACTTGCACTAAATTATTCACAAATTGTGATGGTGTTTCTTCTAATCCTAACTGAGAGTCTTTTCTTACTGCACCACACTTAGGACACTTACTTCTATATATTGCATCGCCTACAACATTACCTTGTTCATGCATGGCTTTGTGTCCAGTGACAGTATCCTTAGATATTTTTGTGGTTCTCATGTGAGGACAGTTAGGGTCGCCACCTTCCCAAGTACCAGTTTGATAGTCCCTCAACCCCCAGTAAGGGGGTGAGGTGACACAACAATTTACTGATTTATCGGATAAATTTTTTAGAACGTCTCTGCAATCACCAATATGAATATCAATCATAGTACGGCTCTTTGTACTCAGACAAAGGCTTTTTAGTTTTCATAGTATAAAGCACACGTTTTGCTTGGTTAAAACTTAATGTAAATCTATTAGCCGTGTCTTGTATTGTATGGTTCTTATCATGGTTATGCTTCTTTCTACTCTGCATTTCCTTGTGAAAAAGTTTTACCTGAGCTAAAAAATCGTCTGTGTATCTTGCGTTAGTCATTTGTTATCTCTCCATATAAAGCACTGTATCCTATTATATCTGTAACACTATCGGAATGTTTTGGTGTTTCGATTAGACGTGCTAACTTAACAGCAATCATACATTTATAAACATCTTGTGGTGTCAGTTCTTTTTCTAACAAAACAGACCATAGCTTTGCTATCCTTGTGTGGTTTGTTAGGGCATCTCCATATATCTTGGCTCTGTCTTTGGCTATAAGTTTCCTAGCCTTGTCTAATATCTTGTCTCGTTTCATTGCTCCCTCTTTAATGGTTTATATACTGTGTACGAAGAACAAACTTTCTTAGCTTCTGAGTCTGTCTTTATGCAAGTCCACCCTCCCTGATGGTTTGCTTCTGCAAATTGACAAGTAGTACATGACACTGGTACTGGTGCATTGTGCCAACAAACTGATTTTTTAAAACAACCTCTACATCTCCAATCAGTTTCGTCTGTAGCTAACTTCTTTGCTTTATTCTCTATAACATCTTCTATTCTTTTCTTTATGTATGCGACTTCAAACTCGTCTTGACTTACAATCTGAGCATGGTACTCGCTAGTATTTTTATTTATGGCAATAAAAAAACTTTCTTCAAACCCAGACATAGCCATCATCATCTGTAACTGTGAGAAATATTTGGGGTGAGAAACTCTCACTCCGTCTTTCATAAACTTCTTAAAGTTCGCATCGTTCATAGATTTTATTTCAAGAACTCTTAGTATGCCATCTTCTGTTTCTATATGTCCGTCCATATGACAGACGACATGACCACCTAACTGTTCGTATGTATGTTGTCTTCCAGTAAGACCATCAACTTCCCATACTCTTACGTCAGCTTTTTCTTTTATATCTTTAACAACTATGTCTTCTAGTATATGACCAAGCTTGAATATTCTTTTTAGCTTTGGCTCTGCTACATCATTTGGGAAACCTCTCAAAGAGTATGCTTGGTAGGCATCGCACTGAGTGCCAATGCCAGATGCACCTATGTAGTCTCTTGCTCTTTCCTTGGGTTGTTTCCTATACCCTTCGTCTATAGCTTTGATTACATCATCTGCACTTTTAATCATAATAAATCCTATGGTGAGAGGTACTTGGCATTATCATTAAATATTGGTATTCATTTTTAAATAAGTATTAAGTTAAAAAGAAACCAAGCACCCCTCATAGTTGGGTGAGGGAGGCTGGCACCCCTGCGCACCTCCCTCATATTCCATTACTAAAATGGAATCTCATCGTCAAGTTCACCACCACCACTTGGTGCTTTACCATCGGCTAGTTCTTTATACACCTTAACTTCCGTTTGTTCTCTTGTCTTACCATCGTCCCCAGTAAATGGCTTACCATTACCAACAACAATATTAAGTTCAAGGTTCTTCAACGAAGCCACGTCTTTCGGCTTGTCTGGGTTAGGGTGTTTAGCCGCTAACAGTAGAGACTTGAGTTGTCTTTTACCAATGTCAACTGCTTGTGGGTTGCTATTCACAAGATTAAAATTTGAATTGATGTCGCCAACTTCAGTGACACCTTTAAAATTAACTTGTAAATACTTACCACCTGACGAACTATCTTTCATAATTGCATCAGTTATTTTTACATGATGTTCGCCTTTAGGCAACCTCACATAGTTACTGCTTGATTCTACTTTACTTAAATCAAGATTACCAAAACCATTCCAATCAGCCATTTTGTTTACCTCCTTCGCTCATTCTATTTAGTAGTTCTGTTACATCGTTTACTTCTTCAAAGGCTTTCAACGTGCCAAGTGGGTCACGAACTTTACCATGCCAACCACTTACCTCGTCTGTTACTATATACCTTTTGACTTTTGGTATGCCTTTATCATTAGTTTCTGTCTTCCTTACACCACACATAACGTGGTCAAACAAGGCAGGAACATGTTTACTAACGGCAGTACCCTTAACTAAGGGCCAATATTGTGTCACATCATTTGCGTCTTTCTCTTCTTTGGCAAGACACGTAATGTAAACATGGTATGGTAAATCCCTTATCCATTTGAGAGAGCCAAGCATTAGTCTGCTATAGTCTCCCCACAATGCGAACCCATTACTAGAGTTCTCATGTTGCTTCTCAAGATGTTCAATCAATCTCTCAGATAATTCTGTCAAGCTATCAATAGCTATCCATTTATATCCTGCTTCTTTAAACTCTTTTGATTGTAGCATCTTAACAATACCAGTAAATGAATAGTCTCCATTCTCTGGGTCATGGTTTCCGTCCCAAGAAGTGAACGGAAGGTAATCAATAGAAATGTCTTCAACAGATTTTAGTCCTGCTTCGCCAGATAATATTATACCTTTACCATATCTTTTTTGGAAGTAACGACACTGAAATGTTTTGCCGTATCCGTGGTGTGCATATAACAATAACTTAACTGCTCCACCTTTTTGAATGTCAGAAGTTTTCATTACGTTAAACATTTTGCACCACCTTTATCTTTGCTCTGTCAAGCTTCCTTGTTAAGGCAGGCTTCAGATTGTTTTGGTCTGTATTAGGTAGCTTTTTAAACTTCCTTTTGTCAACGGATAAACTTCTTGTAACGTACTCTGGCAAATCTCCTTCGCCAAATATCTCCTCCAACATCGGCTTATCCCAAGACCATCGCTCTCCTCTTGCACACGATACTTGAAACCTTGACGTTGTTTTCGACTGTTCGCCCTCTACCTCTGGAAATGCCAAGGCAATCTCGTTTTGGAGTTGTTGTATCCTATCAAGTTTGTTTGGTAAATCCAACTCTAACGTGTAGAGTTCATGGCATAGAAGGTCTAAGTGTTCTGATGGGGTTTCATCAGAGGCTTTGGTTTTACTACCAAAGCTATCCCAACTGTCTGACGACATATGCTTCTCCTTTTTTGTTTTGCATCAGCG